GGAGCGAATTCATCAAATTCTGCGCGTTTTGTCTGGTGGTCGTCATTCTTTGCGCGGTGCTGCTGTTATGAGCATAACCAAGCACAAGAGGTCAACAAATACATTGACGCAATACCGCTCAACGTCAACGGATAGGTTGACGAGGTGAGGTCAAAAGGTAACGCACCAACGGCAGCACAAAAGCGATGGCGGGAAGCTGTGAGGGGCTTAGGCTCAATCATATCGGGCGATCCTGCTGTAATCCATCACGCGGTAGGGGCTACAGGCAAGCACAACAAGGTTGAGATAGGGCATTGGTGGTTGATACCCCTAACTGACAGGGAACACAAGATGTTACACGCGGGAAATCTAGTCGTTAACCGCAAAGAGTTTGAAAAGGGCGCGTTTTTGGATGTCGTTGCAGATGACAGAATGGATCAATTCGAGGTTCCCAATGAAGTATTTGAAGCAATTCAGGACTACCACAGATGAGCCGCCACTGAAGCATTTTTTCAGCTGACAAACATCACACGACCGCTACGCACAGTACGCTATGTGAAAGCTCGCAGGGTAGTAGCCAAGATACTGCGCGAAGATGGGTATAGCTTCCCTGAGATTGCAGATGCACTGGAACGCGAACAAACAGCAGCAATTCATATGCTTAAAAAAGACCCACCCGAAGAATATGTGACAGCGGTCAGAAAGTTAATTTTATGTGGAGAATCTAGATGAACATTTACCAACAGAACGGTTTCGCCGATCGAATTGAATATTTCAAACACCTGGGGATGGTCAACAACGTCCGGGTTCGCACCGTTGCTGAGATAGCTGATCAGTTAGGTCCAGACGAAGATTTCCGCGGACTCGTCACAGAACTTACACATCACAAGTCTGATGAGAATTTCGTTTCAGTCAGGTATGGTAGAACGGACTACGTGAAGTAAAATACACTGATCCACACCACTTGAAGTGACCTCAAATGAGTGCTAACGTGTATTAAACGAGGGAAAATAGCATGATCACCATTAACTGTGACAGGTGTCTGGCGGTTCAGACATTCGATTCAATTTATACGATGAGCCCAGCTATAGGCCGAGGCGATTTTAATTTCTTGAAGATTGGCGAAGCCACAAAATGTTATTGTCACGACTGTTACACAAGCGCCTTGGCTATGGTGTTGTCGCTTCAAGTTGAATCCGAAGCAATACTCGAGGCTGATTTTGAAGCGCATCAGACTAAAAAAGGAAATGTACCGACGCCATTATCCTTGTGGAGCAACCCCAGCGACACAACCCATTAGGTGCTAAGATGACTGAACTTGCGGACTATTCAACACCCAAACAACTAGAATACTTAAATGCGGTTGCCAAACACGGCTCCGCTAGTAAAGCGGGATTTGTCCTGGGAGTAGACAAATCGACAATCAACAAGTCTATTAAAGCATTAAAGCGAAAAGCAGCCAAATCTGGTTGGGCACCAGAGTTCGACCTTAATCACCCAGTGCCGTTAGGTTATAGTGTCAAAGGTGCTTCAACTTTATATGACAGTGTTACTGGGCTACCAAAGATCCAATGGATCAAGACCGACCGTGATAAAGAACAACAACTCGAACAGCTAGAAGAAGCTGTTGAGAACATCACAGCCAACATCAAACCTTTCAAAAAAATCAAAGCACCGAAAACAAGCATCAGTAACAAAGATTTGCTAGTAGTCTACCCTTTCGGAGACCCCCATGTGGGTCTTTACGCGTGGCACAAAGAGGCTGGCAAGGACTTCAACTGTGATATTGCTAGAGAAGAACTGCTTAAAGCCATGCAGTATTTGTCTGATGCAGCGCCTGCAGCCGAGACTGCAGTGATACTTAATCTGGGCGATTTCTTTCATGCAGACAACGCATCGAACACCACAGCCAGATCAAACAATCAGTTAGATGTAGACACCAGGTGGCCAAGAGTTCTCGAGCTAGGTATCCACGTCATGATTGACTGCATCAATCTGGCACTGCTGAAGCACCAGAAAGTTGTGGTGTTTAATGAAATCGGCAACCACGACACTCATACCGCGACCATGTTGTCTTTGTGTTTAAAGGCATGGTTTCGTAACGAGCCCCGGTGCGAGATTAAAGACACTATCGCTAAGCATGATTACTACCAGTTCGGCAAGGTTCTGATAGGCACCACTCATGGTGATACAGTAAATGCAGGTATGCGAAAGCAGTTAGGCGCTTTGATGGCACATGATATGCCTGTAGCGTGGGGCGAGACACAATTCAGATACTGGTATCAGGGACACATACACACCAGCAATAAAGAAGAACATATCGGCTGTTTATGGGAAAGCTTTCGCAATCTGGCACCGAACGACAACTGGCATGCCTCTCAAGGTTATCGCTCAGGCAGTGACATGACTGCTATCGTGCATCACAGAAACTATGGTGAGGTATCAAGACTAACCTGCAATATCAGCATGGTGGACGCATTATAATATGGCAACTATAAAAATAAGCGAAGAATTGATCGCAGACCTGTTGTTTGGCGGCGCTGTAGTACATATCCGTGACGCTGCGATAGTGTCTCGAGGAGTTTTAGAGCTCACGATTGACGGCCCCACTGTACCTGAAACTGATCACGTCACATATACCTCTCATGGGGCGATTGCCCACTTCGAGGCGTGTCTGTGAACCAATCCCGCTTAGAGAGTCTGATTGAGGTGCTGTTAGGTACAGCGATTGGATTCGTTATCAGCTACTCAGCAGGGCCTTTGGTGTATATGTATCTCGACAAGCCTTACAGCTATACGGGTAATCTTGTGATCACATTAGGCTTCACCATACTCAGTATCGCTCGTGGTTACATTGTCAGACGTTGGTTTAATGCAGGGCTATCCCGTATTGCCAGTCGTATAACCTTACAAATTATTAACTGGAGAAGTTGATATGCTTGAACTATGTGTAGTGCTTAATGGACCGCCGGGCGCAGGCAAAGATACCATCGCAGATCTGCTGGTACAAGCCGACTTTACTCATCATCGGATGAAGACCTCATTAAACATTGAGGTAGCGCACCATTATAAAATTCCATTATCGGTCTTCGAGTTCTTAGCCGGGGACAGAATGCTCAAAGAGTTATCATCTCACATGCTGGGCGGATTAAGTCCTAGACAGGCACAGATTCATGTTAGTGAGACACTGATCAAGCCTAATTTGGGTTTGGATTATTTTGGCCAGGCTGCTGCAGAACAATGTGTCTATCAAAATTCAAGTTTTGCCGTGTTCAGCGATGGTGGATTTAAAGAAGAGATCGAACCGCTGATACAAGTTTTTGACCTGGTGATGATTGTCAGACTACTTCGAGAAGGCTTTACGTTCGAAGGCGATTCAAGATCATATCTCAAAGACTTTCCACATATGGTGGATATTAAACTGGAAGAAGGTCACCCCGAATACGCAGTGGCTGAGATCCTGCAAGCTTGTCGTCTATGCGAGTAGCACTAGAGCTTCTGTTGCGTTTTGGCTTAGTGCTAGCTGTGATGGCCACAGTGCTGCCGGTCTTGGTTGCAGTGATGTTTTTGTTCGCTATTGAAGAACTTGAAGCAAACCAGAATTTCTAGCTACCGGCATCCCAGAACTTAGCAAAACCTGCAGTAACCACACCCACTATACCTATCAGAAAAGCCCAACCAATCTTTTTAAGTGAAGACACGACCTGGCTGTTGAAACTTGACTCTATAATCTCTCGAATATCAGCTTTGGTAGGGGCTGCATCAATTGAAGTTTTTAGTGCAGTGTGGTGGATATTCATCTCGTCTAGTCTGAAATGGAGCGCTTTTACAGAAGCTCCATTCGAATGAACTTTCTCACTGATCTTATCGATCAAGACTTCATGGCGCACTGACTGCTCTTGAAGTTTGTTTATCTGTTCTTGATCAAAATCGTTCGGCATGCTGGTCGTTCATAATGAATGAGGGTGTGCTGATTATGTGGTCTGAAACTCCGCTAGTCAAATGTGCGGAGCTTTAGACCTGCAAAGTAGGCTTCCCCTTCATCGTACTGCCGCAACCCCATAATGGACTCCATTCGTTCATAGAACTCCATCTTGCTGGTGGGGCGCCCAGAAGGGTTACTGCTCTTGAACCAGTTGGTGTACGCTCGCCAGCAATCCTGACATTTCACACGCTTACTGCTTTCAACAGATAGCATTTCATCGATGAACATACCTATTGGATTAGCATGATGAACCCAATTAGCATGGGCTCTGCGAGAGTCTTCGGGTGGATTCCAATCCCCCCTGGCCCGTAGTCTCGATACTCCCGCCACAAATCTGTTCAGAATTCCTGGTAGCTCATCTCTCAGCATGATGGATTTCTTAGAATCGTCCTTTTCAGCTGCGCTTATTCTATGGTTGAAGTCAAATATCTGAGCCCGTTCCCGGAACGCATCGGTCACATCACGGCTTATTGGCCAATAGTTGGACAACACCATCGGGAGTGATCGACATACAAACCGGATATCATCACCATATTTGACAGCCGCTGTGACTATCTTTTCTTCAGATGTCTTTTTGATGAAGCCGTCGGGCAATGGTGCACCCTTGGCATAATCGTCATCGACCACCAAAAGCTTACCCTGGAGCCCAATTTCAGCGAAGTCAGATTTCTTTTCACCGTAGGCTGATAGTTCTCGAGACACTGCAGCAGTCCCTAATAGCGCCTGGAATACGTCAGCCACGGTGCTTTTACCTGCATCCTTATTACCCTTGAACAGTATCCATGACTTCAACCACCGACTGTTTTGGATCACATAGCCACCCAGCTCTTCCAGGTGGCGTATCATATTTTCAGGATCTTTACTCTCACTGAAGACCATCTTCATGAAGTTGTCCCATTGAGGGCACTTGGCTTCAGGGTCATATTTAGTTCCTATCTGAATGGTAAAGAAGTTAGCCGGGTCATGCTTCTTGAGAGTGAACTCGCCTTTGCGGTTGAAGTGTAGCTCACCATTCAGACAGTTAATCACCGGTAACTCTATTCTATCGAGTAGATGTAACGGATCTGAACGGCTTTCTTGTTCTGCCATATGACTTTGAAACATGATCCACAAGTTGCTCACAAGAGCTGATGTTTTAGCATCACCTACCACAGCCACCAAAGGCATGATGTCTTCTGAGCGCTCAGTGCGTATCTTCACAAAAGTCTTTTGCATCTTGCCCCGGATACGTTCGTCATCATCCATCGACCAGAGCCCTGTGTCGTAGCTCCACCACTTTTTGCCTACACGTTTGAGATGCTTACCTTCTCCAAAGTGAGTGTTCAACGTTTCCTGGATCAGTTCAATCTCAATATCGGCAATAGCACCTTGTTCGTCAGCCAATTCAGCGGTGAGTCGTTTGCTAGATACTTTGATTTGCTCTAGTACAGATTTCTTACTAGGCTTAGGAATTTCTGAAGCATCACGAATTAATGCGGCAAGCACGTCGGTGTCTGCAGCGTCGAGTTTTGCTGCGGCTACCCTGTTGATCAGGGTCTTTCGAATATTTCGGTCAAGTGGCGCATCAGCTTTACGATCTTCAATCTCATGAGATAATGTTTCAAATGTCAATTTCTGTGGAACTATTTCAGCATTGGAATCAGAGTCTGGTATCGCAATACTGCCAGAGTCTGCAAACTCGTTAGAAGCTAAGATGTTTTCGATCTCGGGGATTTCTAGAGCGAAAGCTGTCATCGCTTTCTGTGAGGGCGCCTGACCGATCGAACCCTCATAGCCCTTGTCCAACACCCCAAATTTGTTTAACCGTATCAGATCCCATGAGTTGACGAGCTGTGAGGATGCTGCGTCGGACTCGTGATTACTGTACAGAAAGGCCGCCTCACACTGGTCGGACCCGTAGACCACGGCGCCTGATGTCCCAGTCGAGCCGACAGGCCGGTAGCGGTTGTCCCACTCGGTACATTCATAAGGCATGTCGAACTTCTCGATAGCCTGGTGTATGTTATAGTGTCGACAGAAGATTCCAATTATACCAGATTTGTCATAAGGGTCTTCTTGTTTTTTATCAGACGCAGTGAGTTTGCCTTCTTTAGTGGTTACTGGCCATGTGCCGAAATCGGTCCAATCGTCATAGGTAGAAAGGACGAGGTCAGGGTCAACAAAATTGCCTTTGTTGTGAACCCCGACCTCTTCCCCGTCAGACGACCTACTAGGCCAGTACATTAACTGGGTTACACGGAATGCAGTCTCATCAAAAAAGTTTATATCTAATAGATTCGCCATATAGCGAGCGATAGCTTGATACTCTTCAGGCTTCACAGATCTACTGAAAGGAAAGATTAACCGATATCGCGGGTTGTCAGTGCTGTGTTTATGAGTCGAATGGAGCACATACTCATAATCAGAATAGACCCAGTGGAGATCATCGAAGTCTCCTACAGGAAGAAAATCCAGGTCGAGTGTGATGCAGGTTCGTTCGATCAACATCTCGCGCTTGCGTATGTTGCCTGTGAAATGACCACCGATAAAGTAGCCAACATCTTTAATGTCCCCTTGCTTGTCGGGTTTCATCTGCATGTAGTCAGCGTATTTTTCGTTGGTAACAGTGAATTTCGTTAACTTGCTAACAAGCTTACTCCATCCCCCAGAAACATTCGTAATAACGCTGTTAGTTCTATTTTTACCAGTGGCAATACTGATATTCATTGATCTCTCCGTCTATCCGGCAGTGATAGTCGCATAAAAGTGTTGACATGGCCAGCAGCTTTGTAATAAATTCACATCTCACACAACGGAGAGTGACAATGAGTAAACAAGTAGCAGAAGCAATCGTATACCTGGCAGACGCCATCAAGGAGACATTTGGAGACAACCCCCTTGTTGTTCGCACAGTGCATGACGAGATTCAGATAGGCACAGATCTGTTGGAAACTGTTGATAAAACGCTTGAAGTTATCGACGCGAACACGGAAAAAACCTCTGCTGATCTTGCTGCGTTTAAGGAAGAGCCAATTGAGGATGAAGCTGACGAGGTAGAAGCAGCTCCCGAAGATGAGGTCTCGCCGGCTAAGCAGAAAGAGGCAGTGCGCACTGCACTAGGCGAGTTGCAGACTGCGACGGATGTCAAAACCGCTAAGACGTTACTGAACAGTTTTGATGCCACGTCAATCGGCAAACTCAAACCTGAAGATTACCAGGACGTGATCCAGGCTTGCAAAGAAGCAATCGAAGACGCATAATGCGGAAACATAGTGCGAATGGGTCGCATAAAGTCCTCGGCTCACACAGCGGGGCAGGAATTAAGGCATAGTGGCGGAGTGGTTACGCAATTGATTGTCTATCAATATCACGCAGGTTCGAACCCTGTCTATGTCGCCAATAACAGGGTGCTTTCTGGTATCGACGTTGTAGAAGACCTTCACAGGACTGCGACGGACTAGGGTTCGAGTCCCTACGCCTTCACCAAATTTCGGGAGAGATTTATGAAAAAAAGCAACACAAGCAGATGCAATTGAACTATGTAAGATATTATCCCACATAACACCGCACTATGGTGCATATGTCGCATTAACCGGTGGCTGTCTATATGACGAGGGTGAACGTAAAGATATCGACATTCTTATATATCGACATCGAGACAAACAAATTTCATGGCCAAAGCTATGGGTAGCGCTGGCTGACAAACAGATATTCTTAGTTAAAAACCATGGGTGGTGTAAGAAAGCGACCTGGAACGGATTCTCAATAGATTTCTTCGACCCAGAATCCGATGGTGAATACCCTGGCGCAGCCTCTACAGGTGATAGCAGTAGATCAATTTTTGACATATTCAAATGAACATCAAAGAAATTGCTGAGAAAGAAGTGGCAGAAGAACAGTTCCGTGAGCAGGTGGAAGTCTACAAAACGGAGTTGCGGAAAGGTCGAGTCCAGTTCAAGCGGCTGCGAGAGTTTTTCGCACTGCAAGGAATGGCTTGGCTTCATTTAATGAAAGGAGAAAATTCATGAACGATGTTTCGAAATTACCCCAAACCGCCAGACAGTTGGCAGAAAAAGAGTTCGCCGCAGAACAACGCAAAGAAGATGTGATTCGCTTCAAAGAGTTGTTAAGCAAAAAAGCGAAAGCCGAAAAAGTCGTTGCGGCCATCCAGGCTGAGATTGAAGACTTAGAAGCCGAACTCTCTGATGGATAACAGGCATAACCGAATTCACCCGCTGGAAGTGTTTTGTGGCGGGTGGCGTTCGGACACTGTCTTACTAGAGCGAGAGGGGTGGCGCTTTATGATGGAGCGGCGTGACTATAACCACACTATCCATCTGATGATGCATAACCCTTCAAATGGGCAGAATGCTGCCATAAGTTTCCGTTCGTTTGAAGAGTACGATCACTTCCGTGGGCCTCTGGTTTTGCAAGGAACACCCTTCACGATGGTGACTGGCGCCCCAGAGGCTATTCTGGCCGTGCAAGAAAGCACACCGATCTTCATGGAAGATGCCATGTTAGAGGAACGACAGTCGATAATGATGAATGTTCCACTGCGTGAGTTGTTCCCGCAGAGCGCAAACCCAACATACGCTGGTGAAGCACAAGAGATCTATGTGCCGAACGAGAAGACAGTCGAACAACTGCTGGATGTGATCTTGAAGCAGCAAGTGCCTGAACAGCAAGTGCTTCGGGATCGAGCGCGTAAGCGCAGTAGGCGCCGAGCCACAATACTGACATTGGAGGATGTAGCATGACATTTATTGAATTAATACACGCTAGCCCCTTCATAACCTTGTTGATTTTCTATCTCGTTTGTGAAACTATTTGTAGTGTTGCTAGATCATTCTCCAGGAGAGATAAAGATGACGATTAATATGGAAGAAGCAGTGAAGTGGATGCGTACCGCGCTGCTGGAGGAAACCCCTCACTCTGCTCTCGGCGCATCATCAGGTGATCGCTGGTTAAACTGCCCAGGTTCATACAATGCCCAGAAAGGTCTTGAAGACACTACATCCGTTTTTGCAGCGGAAGGCACATTCGCTCACGTATTCTCTGAGCTGCTACGAACATTTGAAGTTCCTGCGAAAGACTTCCTGGGTATGAAGATCACCAAGTGTAAAGGCTATGAAGACTTTGAAGTTGACATGGAAATGGTTGATAACATTCAAGGCTTTGTCGATCGTGCCGGCGAATTCGGTGGCGATGCATTCTTTGAGATCACCGTCGACTACTCACGCTGGGTTGACAATGGTGAGGTTCAGGGGTTTGGCACGATGGATGACATTCGCATGAAGGAAGCAATCTGCAAAGTCACTGACCTCAAGTATGGTAAAGGCAAGCCAGTCTTTGCTGAAGAAAACACCCAGCAAAAGCTCTACTGCCTTGGCGTCTATGAAGAGTATGGGCACCTGTACGACTTCGAAGGCTTCATCATCGCAATCGACCAGCCCCGACTAGACAGCTACACCACCTGGGAAATCAGCCTAGAAGATTTGCTGGAATGGGCTGAGACCGTCGTGAGACCAGCTGTTGTAGCAACAATCGCCACCGACGCAGCATTCAACGTGGGTGACTGGTGCGGTTTCTGTAGAGCCAGAACGCGATGCGCTACCCGGGTAACGACCATGCTTGACATCTATAAGAAGCACAAAACCGTTGCATCGAATGATGACCTGGCTATGATTCTGCCTATGTTTGCGGACATCAAGAAATGGATGTCTGAATCTGACGAATTAGCCCTGTCAGAACTTGCAAAAGGTAATAAAGTAGGCGATTATAAGATGGTGGCAGGCCGATCAAGTAGGGTCTGGGGGGATGAAGCGGTTGTGGTCAAAGCCCTTAAGAAAGCAAAATTGAAAGTCGGAGAGATGTATAACAAAAAACTTATTGGCATGGGTCAGGCAGAAAAACTGTTAGGCAAAACACATGACATATTTTCCGACATCAAAGTTGTGCTTAAGCCTTCAGGAAAACCTACCATGGTACCTGGCAGTGATAAGCGCACTCCCTTAACAGTCGATGCAGCAGAGGAATTCGCATGAAAACCGTATTAGCTTCAATCAAAACGTGGTGGAATGATGACAGCGATAGCGCACCTCTACACGTTATGGACATCGTGCTACTAAGCATCGTCGTATTTTTAGTCATCAGTGCCAATATGTACTGGGCGGGCTAACAAAAAGTTTAACCGGTAAGTCTCTCGCCGGTCTAATGAGAGACAAATAAATAGGATATACACAATGGGTGTTACCTCAGAAAAGATTAAACTGGAAAATGTACGACTGTCTTTCGCAGAGCTTTTTGTTGCGAAGCCGTTCAAGCCGGGTGAGGAGAAGAAGCGGTATCAAGCAACTTACTTGCTGGATCCGTCAGACAAAGCACATGCCAAACAGATCAAAATGATCGAAGCGGCAGGCGAAGCAATCGGCAATGAGGAATGGGATGGTAAGATTCCCAAACTGAAAGGTCGTGCATATGGCTATGAAGATGATCTTGAAGGTAAGATCTACGATGGCTACGAAGGCATGTTCTGGGTCAAAACCAGTAAAGGTGAAGAAGAAGGTCGAGTCACAGTGGTTGACCAGAACAACGATCCTTTGACAGCTGATGACAACAAAGTCTACAATGGCTGCTATGTCGATGCGACATTGACGCTTTGGACCCAAGACAATTCGTGGGGCAAGCGTATCAATGGTAACCTTCGAGCGATTAAATATCGTGGTCCAGGTGAAGCATTCGGTCGCGCACCTATCGAAGCAGAAGACGAGTTTGGTGAAAGCTCATCTGATGATGGTGGCTTTTTAGACGACTAAAGTTCGACAGCAGGAAATCAGAGGCGCAATGCTTCGATCTCTCCGCACCCGTGTGATCAGGGGTGTCCTGCGAATCTGATCACAACTCTTTTAAGTGTTGGAGAACACAATGATTTGCCACATAGACATAGAAACCTACAGCGAAACCGATCTACCCAAAGCCGGTGTTTACCGGTACGCGGAAGACCCCTCGACAGAAATCCTCTGCGTCTGTTACGCCTTCGACGGTGAACCCGTAGAACTTTGGGTGCCTTGGGAGCAGAACGATTTACCGCTGGAGCTAGTGCTCGCTCTGATAAACATAATCCCTCCCGAATATTTACATTTCGGTTTAGGGTGCCCTGTTGAGTTATATGATTACATGGACAATGGCGGTAAGTGTGCGGCTCACAATGCTGAGTTCGAGCGCACTATCCTCAACGGTCATGCCGGCAAACTGCTAGGATTCCCTGAGACTAAGATTCGGAACTGGCACTGCACTGCGGCGAAAGCTGCTGCTAGCGGGCTACCTCGCTCCTTGGACGGCGTCTGCAAAGCGCTGAACACTAAGCACCAAAAACAAACTGACGGCAAAGCCCACATGATGGCATTGTCTAAACCTCGCCGGAAAGACTCTTCGCCGCGCTGGACACCTCAAGAAGACCCTGATCGATTCAAGTCGCTATACCTCTATTGCATTGACGATGTTAAAGCTGAACGTGAAGTGGATCAGACCATCCCAGACCTATCGCCCTATGAGCAGCAAATCTGGGTATTGGATCAGGTGATTAACCGTCGTGGTATCAGAATCGATTTGCCACAGATTCACACCACGATGAGGCTTCGTGACGAATATAAGAAAGTCATCGAGACGCAATGCGTCGACCTGACCGGTTTCAAACCCACCCAAACCGGCAAACTCGCCGAATGGATTCGCGAACGTGAACCTCTTGAGAACCTGTCAGCACCTGTCGTGAAAGCCAAGCTGGCTGAGGCTGACATCGATTCAGGGGTACGTCAGGCGCTGAGAATGAGAACCAGCCACGCCATGAAAGCCCCATCAAAACTCGAAGCCATGATACGTGCTGTCTGTAAAGATGAAAGGCTACATGGCATGTTCTTGTATCATGGTGGCGCACCTGGTCGCTGGGCATCCAGACTCGTGCAGTTGCAGAACATGTTCAGGTCCGTATTAAAGAATGATGATCTTGCTATTGAGACAATCGCACTAGGTTATATGGATTGGCTCAAGACCTTGTTCGGTGACTATGACCTGATGAAAGTCTTCGCATCCGTCATGCGCGGGATGATCATACCATCGGAAGGCAAAGACTTAATGTGTATGGACTTCTCGTCAATTGAAGCCCGGATCGCAGCATGGCTTGCCGGGTCCGAAAAATTGCTCGAGATCTACCGCACACATGGCATGGTCTATGCCCACACCGCTGCACAGATATATGGTCTCAATGAAAATGATATAGATGTACTGCTTGACATAGAAAATAATGAGCCGTACAAGCGTCTAGTTGGTAAAGTCGGCACACTCAGCCTTCAATTTGGCGGCGGCGGGCAGGCTTACCTGAAGATGGGTGCACAGTATGGTCTCGATGTCGATTTCGAACGCGGCGAAGAGATCAAGAACGAATGGCGAGCCAATAATAAAGAGATTGTCGGCTACTGGTACGAGCTGGAACAGGCCTGGCAGGATGCGGTGACCTTCCCGGGCAGCATTTACAAGGCTGGAATCATTCTATTTCGTGTCAATGGCGATTTCATGGAAGTACGTCTACCCTCTGGCCGGCTGATGAAGTATTATAAGCCTCAATATGATCATGACGGATGCTCTTATGAAGGCATTGACACCTACACTCGTCAATGGACACGAGTCAAAACATGGGGCGGCAAGCTGCTCCAGAACCTTACAGAAGCGATCGGTCGTGACCGCATGGCGCACGGCATGTTGACATTAGAGAGATCAGGCAAGTACCCGATTCTAGGCACAGTGCATGATGAAGTAATCACAGAGCCCAATGAAGGTGAGGGTTCGATAGAAGAAGGTATCGAGCTAATGTGCCGAGCACCTTCACCCGACTGGTCAGAAGGTCTCCCAGTAGGCGCTTCCGGCTTCCGTGCCAAGCGCTATAAAAAGGAATAAGTTATGAATATAAGCCAATTAGAAGAGTTGGAGAATATCCGACGTACTGCTGAAAACGGATTAGCTCAAGCACAAAATGAGTTGCACAGTAGTAATGTCGATTTGTTTCAACACATACTAGACATATATAAAAGGATCGAGGCTGATGCTTGAGTCCAAGATAGAGCGCAAGTTCACGGTGTGGTGTGAAGCTAATGGGATACTGGCTCGTAAGTACACCACGCCAGGCCGCAACGGCTCACCAGATCATATCTTTTTCTACAAAGGGGGTGCTGCGCTTATAGAATTCAAGCAACCTGGCAAGAAGCCTGACCCGCTTCAGATAGTGGAAATGGAGATATTGCAGAAGGCGGGCATGCCAGTGGCGTGGTTTGACAATGTCACTGATGCCAAAGAGTGGCTGTGTGATGGCTTTGAGATTGGTAGGTAACATGAACATAACTCAATCAGAAGAGTTGGAGAATATCCGTCGTACTGCTGAAAACGGATTAGCTCAAGCACAAAATGAGTTGCACAGCAGCAACGTTGATTTGTTTCAACACATATTAGACATATATGAAAGAATTCAAGCTCCAAAAGAAAGAGGAATGGGCACCGTGCAGGATATTGTCAGGCGCGCTAAAGCAGGAGGTGCTTGGTATGGTGAGATACATATGATTGTTGACGGAGTGCCGGTGGACTTCGAGTATAAGTTTGCTGATGAATGACTGGTTGATAGGCATAGGGATATTTGTTCTCTACGCCACGATAGATTCGATCTTTGCACTGCACACGCTTTCTGTGGTGGAAGGTCGTAAGCTATATGCAGCTAACACCGGCTCGTTTCTTTATCTGCTGGTCGCTATAGGCACAATCAGCTATACAGATAACCCTTGGTTTATAGTGCCTATGGTGCTAGGCTCATGGGTCGGAAACTATTGCACAATTTGGTGGAAAGAAACATGAATATAGAAATACAGCGAAATGAAACAAGTCAACCTTTAGTGTATGAAGCACTTAACGCCTACACTAAAGGGCCAATGTATTGTGTTTTGTTTGAGAAGGACGGCAAGCGAATAACTCACAAATTCCCACTATGTAGTTTATTTAGAGTGATTGAGGATTATTCGGTCACAAAAAGCCCGTGAAATCTGAAGCGGATTTTTATCCATATCAACGTAAGATGATCAAACATATGATCGATCACCCGTTCTGTGGGATTTATGCCGATATGGGTTTGGGTAAGACCAGCACCACACTCACCGCGCTACTGAAACTCATTCGAGCGTTTGAAGTCGGTAAGATATTAATCGTTGCACCCCTTCGCGTTGCCCGTAAAACATGGATGGACGAAATTGAAGAATGGTCTCACCTGACCGCCCAGTTCACCGTGGCTAAAATCTTAGGCACACCTCAGCAAAGAATGGCTGGCATCGCAGTGGATGCAGACATATACATGATCAACCGTGAAAATTTCACATGGTTGTGTGAGCAGTACCGACCCAAGAGTAGCCGCAAATTACTCAAGCCCTGGCCATGGGAAATGGTTGTCATTGACGAGTCATCATCCTTCAAGTCGCAGGGTTCTGAACGCTGGAAGTCTTGGCGCCGAGTTCGTACTGAGATAGACAGAATGATCCACCTGACCGGCTCACCAGCCCCGAAAGGTCTCAAAGACCTATGGGCGCCGATGTTTATGCTGGATGGTGGTGAGCGACTAGGCAAGTCAGAAGGCGCATTCGAAGCACGATGGTTCGATCGCATCATGCAACATCCCAAAGATCAATATGGCAAACTTCAACCTAAGCCGGGTGCCGAGAAAGAAATCTACTCGCTGATCAGCGACATCTGTATATCACTGGTAGCCGAAGATTATCTCGACTTACCCAATGTGGTGCTTAACTGGATACCGGTCACACTCAGCAAAACCGAGATGAAGACCTATAAACAATTCGCCAAGACCGCTGTGCTTGAGATGAAGACCAAGACAGTTACCGCGGTCAATGCGGGTATTCTGGCTGGTAAGCTGCTTCAGGCGGCTAATGGTGCTATCTATACCGACCACCCAGCATGGGAAATGTTTCATGATCGGAAACTGGAAACGTTGAAAGAACTACTTATTGATAATGTCAACAAAAACTTCATGATTATGTACACTTATAAGTCGGACTTCGACAGAATTTCTGCTATGCTGTCCACGCTGAAAGGCACTACGTGGCGTAAGCTGGATACAGAACAGGACGAGGATGACTGGAATGCAGGCAAGATAGACTACCTGCTACTCCATCCCGCGTCGTGTGGACATGGGATTCAGCTTCAGCATGGTGGTGAGTTGATCGTCTGGTTCGGATTAAACTGGTCATTGGAACTCTACACACAGGCCAATGCACGGCTAATTGGTGGCCATAGGCGGATGGGTAAAGCCCCTGTGATCCACCACATTATAGCTGAAGGCACTTACGATGAACGAGTACGATCTGTGCTTGAAGATAACCAGGCAACTCAAGACGGTTTAATGAATTCGATAAAAATGGAACGTGAAGATGCATGAAGTGGATATTCAATCCAGAATAGTTTCGGCCACTAGACAGATACGCAATCAGGTACTATCAAGATATGATGACGATTACTCGAGAGCCCCCTCATATGTTAAGCTGCACTACAATGTGATAAAACAAGCCATCCATGATTTGAGCTTGCCAGTCAATATCAATACTTTGAATGAGGATATAAACGCTTTTAATAGAGCGTCGGCAGAATTGTATTTAAATTCTGATTTAGGTTACGCTCAGGCGTTGGTTGATGATGACTGGGTGAGACGTATACTTTACAAAAATGAACTGCTAGCGAGGCCTGTATGACACAAGTATGGAAGGAATTTTTAGGAATAGACCAAATGATCTACGCTTTTGGCTGGATCCCAGTACCTGTTTTTATTAACAACAAACCTTTATTGGGTGCAGAAGCCTGTCAATTTTTGATATTTACCTGGATCAATGTAAAGCCTAAATATTTTACGGATCAAGGGCTGATTCTCCACGAACAGGAGCACTGCGAAGACATTTACCGATATGGCTTGATAGGCTATGCACTGTTGTACAAGTTTAGTGCTAAGTGGCGATTGTTCTTTGAGCTAAAAGCCTACGTCCGACAGTATGTAGAATACAAAACAAACCGACCCACCTTCGTGGCGGATGACAGAGTGTTTGACATACTGGCCAGATACATTGCTCGTTATGATGTCGGCTTACCGCTCGAGATTATCAAAGCAAAATTTCGCTATGCTATTGCCGAAGCGATTGAATAATCCCTGCTAAACCTGTCGGGAGAGAGGGTTTGTCATCGATAGCCTTGTGTCTCGACACGGTTTCACTTCGAAGATCACCAAAGTACGATCTAACTACATAAGCAAAAGTGCCTGAGATGGTTAAAAACACACCGGCCATCTCGACACTAAACGCTGTTGCAGCACCACTGACTATGTAGACATACGCTGTAGCTCCAACAAAGATCACACTGATAAAGATCAAGGTGTTCATAGCCTTATTCACCAGCTTCGCTCGAGTCTCCTGCCCATCTGATCTAGCCATAGCTTCGTACCGACGCGTCCGACCTTCTTCTTCGGTCTTTTTTAGATCAATCTCAGCTAGGTAAATGGATTCTTGTTGAGCTGCAGGCAATGTGTCAATAACATATTCTGCATCTGTGCCTGTAGCACGTCCTGTTAGCTGATTATCCTTTGGTAAAAAGCTGTTGATCACTGGTATGGCCAAAGCACCTAGCGGATGTGCGGACAACAAGCCTGTGCCCACAGTTTTTAATATCGATTTAATGTCCATTTAAAAATTCCCTAGTGTGTCTTCGACACGGGCTCTGTCTTTCGCAGCCATGCCGCGTTCAGACGTATTGATATTCTTCCATCGAGATTTACGCGCTGAACCGATCGACTTGAAGGTTATCCGGTCTCTGAAGTCTTTCTGCTTTTCGTTGAACGCATCAAATTCAGCCCACGCTTCAGCTTCGTCGACTTCAGTGCCACGCGCCTCAGCATTCAATATTCGTTTGCGTATCTGTGCAGAACGGTTACTGAGTTTCTTCTTGGCAGAATAAGCAATGTTGCTACGCTTGAACTCGAGCCCGACTTTAGTCGGAGTGAAACCCAGCGCTTGGCCTGCAATTTCTGTCCTGGTAAACTCTTCAGGATCGAACACAACGGTGCCATCTCGCTTAACTGAACCTTCATCATAATAAGTGTCCGCTTTTAGCCAATTTTTTAGTGCTACAGGTGAAACCCTCTTCAGTGCGAGGTCACCACGCCCTTCGTCAAGGTCTTTCCATGCCTTGCCTATGTTAGGCAAAACACCACCCAGGAATGCACCTGAAGCTTCTAAGAGGAAAGCTGGTAATACTTCGTCTGGAAGCAGCTCTTTGTTCTGATCTCGGTACACCAGGTTCGATAATGATACGCGGTTAGACAATGTCAGTCCAGTCAGCGCATCAATTGGGCCATCCATGATCGCATGTGAAATTTCTTTGCTGCCGGTCAGCTCAGTCAAGGTGCTACGGATATCACCTTCAACATCATATGGCTCGTCCCCACCACCTTCAGAAAACACATCGGAGATCACGCTGGCAATGCCCATCGCCATCCAGATAAACGGCAAGCCGCGGACACCTGACAACAGACCGGTCATTGCCACTGTGCCGATCAAACGGGATGCCGCAGCTTTTCGATCTTTACCTTTCCAAGTATCAACAAAGTCTCGTCCTAACCGATAGCCGACATTGACGCTGTAATTTTTAAACATGAAGGCTACCCGCCCCAGGCCTTGCTGCATGACTCTAGGCCGGTTAGTGTTGGAGTAGTCGAAGTGAGCATCCCAGGTTAAATGTTCTGCAGTAAGAATCGCTTCTTCGTGGTTCTGGTTACGCTCTCGAGCCATTCGGTAGGCTGCAAGCGCCGTGGCTCGTCGGTTATAGACTTCCACATTATGAAACATCAAGGCAGAGTATTTGCTAAATGTCTCTGCTGCAGAATAAGTGGGACCACTGTCATTCATAGCTCCGATCAAATCGCTAGATTGAGTCTTGTCGAACAGGTAGATTCGAGAAAATTCCCGAAACGCCGCCTGTTCATCTTCAGTCAGATTAGGGTTATCTTCCAGGCCTATGGTGCGGGGGTCTAATACATGCCCTGATGCTTTACTTAATTCACCTACCGCTTTAGCGAAACCGCCTACACCGCCACCATGAGCTGCACCCAGGATAGAGGTGCCCATGATCCAGGTTTGCGTACCATTGACAAGCGCTGTTGAGGGGTTAAAGCCTAAATAAAAGTGGAAACCAAAAGCCATAATCTTAGCTACAATCACCTCGTTGGGTGGATTCATCGCGTATGTATGACGTTTTGTAAACTCTTTTGCAGTAGCTACAGCCCAAGGATCATCTAAATTGACTTGCTGGGCAGTTTTATTCAAGTCGTGCAAGGTTTTAGTGATTTCATGCGCATATTCCAACTTGGCGATAGCGTGAGAATTTTTAAACTGATTCACAGTGAACGATCGCAGCGCATCTCCAGAAAAGCCTAGTCGGTTTTTACGATGAATGAACGCTGTGCGAGCGGACATCTCGGGCAAAGTTTTTAGATACATTTGCCAGATTTCATCGCGGAGCGATTCGTTTGCATCGGACTTACTCAGTAAATTCTGTACAGATTCCACAAAACCTGGGTCAACTTTACTCAAGTCAGACAACTCATCTAGACTCACTTCCCCCGATTCAATCACAATACCTTTTTCTTGCCGCCATTGTTCCGCCCAGGACTCCAGCTCAGCACGAGTGTCGAATTTTGAATACGCTTGGACTTCTCCAGGCTTACCGTCTTCTCCAAGTATTTTTGCCGCAGCCCAATGTTTGCCCGAACGCCCTAACGAAAAATATGGCCCTTTGATAGACGATGATTCGAACTTCTTTCGCAGCAGATCACGCAGTGCAGTCTTGCTGGCGCCGTCCGCCTCAGATGCAGCGATACGATTTTCCATGGACTCCAGCACCAAGGCGTGAGCGGCTTCATTAAAGTTCAAAACTTTGCGGAATATTTCTATCGCTTCAGGGTGAGCCTTACCCAACTTATTGAATTGACCTTGCAGGAACATGTGCTGCTTACGACGAATAGCTTCTTGCTGCAATCGAGTTTCCAGCACCGCAGCTTGTTTGACTTTGTTGTCGGTTTGTACCCCTTCGCGCAGTTTGGCCAGTTTGGCTTTACTTTGTGCAACATTGATCGATGACACGTATTCGGCTTGAGGATCTGGGTTAGCTCCCGCCAGGGTGGCAGCATGCATAATGTCTGCTAAACGTTGACCTGCTTCTTTGTTTTTAGAATTAAACTTATGCCAAGGTTTGACAATCTTCTCAATTTCTTGCTCTAGCTCGGCTTTCCGACCTTCCATTCTGTAGTGTAAATCCAGGTGTTCTTTGCCTATTTTGGCCATCACACCATCAAGAAAATCCACTAACGCACGACGCGGTACAACATCTAATGTGGCTTTCCGTGCAGCTTCAGTCATCGTTGACCAGGCGTTCTTTACCGCACCTACGTCGACCATCTCTTCTTGTGTGGAACCTCTCAATTTCAGAATTCGAGACTCAGAACTAGAAGGGTTTTCATTAATTGTGTCGACTTCTTTTTCGGTCAAGTTGAAGCGAGTTTGGATATCTTTCTTAGCAGCCGTTGCTTCTGCTGTTCGGCTGTTTTGAGCCTTCGTTTCGGCTGCTTCACGGCGCTCTGTCTGACGCTTGGTCTCTGTGTCCCGTATAGCGTTAGCTTCGCCCAGCTTGCTGTAACGGGTACCTGTGGTGATGCTACGCGTATCTCCGAGCTGTTTTTCAATTTGCTGGACTATGCTGTTACGTTCTATGGCAATCAGCCCCAAGTACTCATCGATAGCTTTATTCGCGGCCTCTGTGCTGGTCATGCCGTCTGAGACATAATCCTGCTGTATCTCTCGAATAGCGTCGGCATCAGACTTATCTAAGGCCTTACCAGCTTTTCGGATGCATGTCGCTAAACTCATTGTGATTCCATAAGCTGCAATGCAGCCATTATAATTATCATCAGCTCTTCGTCCTCTCGCATTAACCAACCATATCCTACTTGCTGTAAATCACTCGAATCCACTATATTTCACCTCTACGCTTTCAATCATGCCTCGATCGTCACGTTTAACACGAAATGTTGTTGCTCTAGATGTGTTCACTGGTGTAGCTTGTTCGTTATTAATGGACATCGATTTTAATTGAACAGCCATCTGCTTAATCAATTCAGCATTTTGTTCTAGAATTTTATGTATCACCTTATCGTCGATATTGTTCACAACCATATTTGTGGTCGGCGCCTGCTTTGTTTCAGGCTCGATTGAAGCGGGTCTAAGATTAGACAGACTGCGCTTAGGTTGCTCTCCCGCGATTAGTCCTTCGCTAGCCATCTGATCTCTTTGTGCCTGGGTGATCATTGTCATTTTATAAACAAGCCTTTAATTTTTTACAAATATCCACTCGCTTGTCGATCTGGCGTATTGCAACATCGGCTCTAGCCCATATCTTGACTGTTTCTCCAGTCTCTGCAACGATGGCATCGGTGGTCACGGTGACCTTATTTAGCGGCTTGCCACGTAAGGCCTTGCTGGTTTCACGGATAAGTGACTTGATGTCTGCATCAGTCCACTGTTTAGTCAGCCCTAACTTACGAAGCTGTTTGCGAACAAAGTCTATCACCTTTTGCAAGATGGGTGAATCTAACCCGTCTTCAGCTAATTTAGCGATATATTCTTCCGTGGCTTCGAGTCGTTCCTCAGCATTTGTTATGTCCAAGTCGTATTTTTCTACGATCTCTTTGAATCCAGCCTGATTCTCAAGACCACCCTGTATTTCAGTCAATAAACCGTCTAGATCAGGGATAGTCTTACGCAAACCGGTATGAACCACAGTCTCGTGCAAGAAGGTTTTGACAACATCTGCTTCTGTCGCATGCCGAGCAGCAAAGATATGCACCTTACCATCATGGAAAACACCTTTCGAGTTCTCACGACCTTCCGCTTTCAACGCATCCTGTAGTGCTTGAGGTGCTTCTGAGAGCGAGCCGTAGATTGCTACTGTGTCATTGCTCAGAGCTTTCATCTCGTCCTGTAGTGGCTTAACTGCAGCCTGAGCCTTATCCACCGACACACCTTTTGGTGGTTCCGCAGCATCTGGTGTATTACTCAGCAAATCACCAGAGTCTTTAAAGTCTGGGTCGAATGCTGCGTTTGTGGATCTAATATTAACAGAGTCAAAAATAAGCACTTCACTGCCTATATCAATACCGTCAAACCCTTTGGCTTTTAATGCGTCATTGATTATTGTTTTTCTTTCTTTATACCCGCTAGCAGCTTCAATTTTTTTGGCTAACTTTTTCTCAAGTTTGGCTATGTCTTCATTGCTTGCCAGCCTGCCTCTAATTATAACTTGAACGACATTGGCTCCAGACCCATCAGAAAACCCTCCAGCTTTCTCAGCGTTTTCTGTCAAATAAACGCCCTCGCCTAGTAATCCAAAGGTTTCTGTAAAAACTCTAAACTTTGAAAATGTATTTTGGGTGCCGTGATATAAAATCTTCCCGATATTAAATTTTAGTTTTTTAGCACGTTTCATCCGTGCAGGCTTGTCCATTGGCAGGCCTTTCTCTTTAGCTCTCAACCACTCAACGGATTCACCCTTATCATTGCCTTCATAGCCCTCTCTCTTTGACTTGGTGAGTGAGAACCGTGTAGGTCGCTGCATCTTCTCTTCATATGCTTGACCTTTCTCCCGCAATACCTCTGCATCGGTTTTAGGGGCTGGAAGTGCTAACTCCTGCTGACCTTTAGTTTCTTTCGGTTTTGCATCGAAATCCAGACTCTGTTGCTCTTCAGTGTTTTTAAGTTCGACTGATTCATCAACAGGTAATTTGGTATTGGACTGCTTCACCCAGGTTTTAAACTCGGCAATCGTCATCTCTGTGACAGGCCCAGTCTTCCAACCATCTTCATAGTTACGCTTATAATTTAACTTGGCAGTCTTGAGGTTGTTAAAGCCCATCATGACTTTATGTTCGTCAAATGTACCGTCTTTCTGATCAATCTGGTCGATTACAAAGACTTTATCTGACTCGAGATTGTTACCGGTGAAGACATCGATCGCATCACCATCAGCACCTTCCGTTCGCTTTAATGAACCATAATGATTCTTCATCTTGACAGACCACTTCTTGCCATCCGCGTTTACACCGGATCGTTCAGAGCCTTTAGGGTTCTCGATCTCAATGTCTAGCCCCTGAACCTCGATCTGACCTTTCTTGTAGTCACCCGATTCCAACACTTTTTGTGATGGGATCGGTAGCTCATTTAAGGGTGATGTGGCTGCTTCATTGGCAGCTGCATCTACTTTAGCTTTCTTAGCCTTTGCCAGCTCCATCGCTTCCTGCATAGGCGTCAGAGGTTTAGTCTCAGGGACTATCTCGGTGGCAGACTCGGTAATAGATTGTTCATTCTTTTGTTTTACTGCCTTATCAAAGTCCGTATCTTTTTCAGCTTCACGCTTTGCATATGCTGCATCTGTTTCATTTTCGCGCTGCACTAAAATCTTGCCGGCTTCATACCTTTCGGCTGCTTCAAACTGAGTCATATCGATCGGTTCAGAGCTTTTCCCAGATGGGTTATTTAATGTCTCATATTCAGAATTTGCTTGATCCAGTGTGATTTCTTCTAAGACAAGTCTTTTTACAATTGAACTGAGAGTAGATGATTGCTCGTCTGATACGTCTGTAATGTTTTCGCCAAGCGACAACAGCTTACCAATAAACTGTCTTGATTCAGGAGTGCCTATGTACGGTCTTTTGCCATCTTCAGTTTCCGCTTCATTTCTATTTATGTCCTTCGCGTCAGCCATATCGCCTTCTAAATTCAATATGGTATCTGTCTTTTTCCCGGTTCCTTCTGACTCGCGTTTAATAAAAACGCCATTTCCTGTTTGCGATATACGGACTGAACCTACCCCTTCAGTCACCGTTTCAAAGAATTCACCGTTAGCGTTTTCGCCTTTTTTAACTAAAGCGTCTAACACTCCGCTTCCTGCCTCGTCCTTCGCAGGTTCAGTAGTGTCAAGTTGCTGCCCGTCAGCTAAAGCACCTTCAGAGCTGGCCCATTCAGGCAGCAAGCCTATTTTCTGGTCGGCATAAATAGTATTTTCGCTAGATGCGGTACGGTTCTGTTCACCAAAAGGTCCGAAGTTCACCCACGAGTTTTGACCACGAGTTTCAGTGGTCATGGCACGTCGCGCTAAATCAGAGTACATCCCTGCATGAGCCTGCCAGGCGTTCTCTTCACCTTCTGCTCGAAAACCTACTCCGTTTTTTACATGGCCAAAATAATCATGGACCACTCGGAAGATGTCATTCGCCAAAGCTGGCTGTCCGCTAATCTGGAATTCAGTCTCTGCCAGTAAGGGGTTATTTGACGGGTCAAATGTTTGGTCAGAACCAAAACCACCTTCTGCTTTTGTAGAATAAACGTATAGGTGATTGTTTTCGGTGACATCTTTAATGGCTTCACTGGGGCTCGCATAAGGATTCTCGTCTTGGATAAATTCAATCTTAAGCCCACTAGCAACTATAGATTTATATTGATCTAGAGTTTCTGTAATCAATGCCTCATAAGCTTCTTTGACTATGGGGTCATTAGGCGTGTGTTCTAATTGCTCAAATGCTTCCGCAATTCGTACAGAAAACTCTTTGTCTATTTTTTTGTATTGCGTAAGTTCTGGCTTACCTAAACCAGTACGTTGACGGTATTCGTCTGCTACATTTATAGCTGTCTGATTAGGCTTAAAGGTTTTGGATGTAGGTGCACCACTGAGTTGCTGCATTCCGCGGGTAAGCGGGAATGGTGCATTAACGTCTTTGCGTTTTTCTGCCAAGCCTGGAATTGATAATGTTTCTGTAACAGGATTTTGCAGATCGTTGATTCGTTGTTCGAGAGCATCCCCGACTAATAGTGCATTTTCACTAGTGTCTGCTTGGTCTTGAGCAATCAACTGTTCTCTAGTTAATAGTACCGGATTACCGTTTTCGTCGACTGTAGTGCCAAATCCAATGTTTGGGTCTTTACGGGGATCAACCTTTGCTGCAGCATTTATCTGGTCTAGTGCATCCCCACCCCCTGCTGCGGACTCGTTCATCGCCTCTTGCTGGGCGTTGTCTAGACCGTCGGCAATTTCATCCGGCGTGTCAGACAGGTTTTTCTTACCTAACTGGCGCCCTGCAGCTATACCTGCCGGCGCATCAAACAGTAAGCCGCCGGCTGTGGCTTCGGCCATACCGCGAGTCCAGTCTATGTCAGCATCAACATAGGCTTGATCGATCAGGTTACCGACAACTGTATCGACATTTTCTGTCAAAACTTCGGTGCCAGTAAACTTCAATATCGCTGTCATGGCGTTGGTTTTAATTGTCTGGGTAGCGGCAAAACCCATACCGGCGGATGCAGCACCTAGTGGAATAGAAGCCGCATTAATGACAACTTCTGCACCAGTTTTTAGTAGCGCATAGTCTCTTGCACCATCCTCGTCGCCACCATTTCGTTCTAGTTCATCATAGTAGTTTTGACCCGTGCTTTGAGCCATCAAGGCTAATGAGCCACCGATCATGGCACCGATCATGGTGCCGACTACAGGTACAGTTGAACCAACTAAACCACCTGTCGCTGCGCCTGCTAAGAAAGGTGCAGACCCTGGAAGAAGTGCAGCAGCTGTGTTTTTCCACCAACCCCCATCAAAAAGCATGTTACCGAATTGTTCTAATCCTTCATTACCATATAAGCTTTCATAGGCCTTGATTTTGGAGTCTTCTTCAAATGCGGCTCCAGTTTCTAGCAAACTGGCCTCTACTTCATCAAAGCCCAGAGCCCCCGCTGCCAACGCGCCAGTCTCTGCAAAACCACCAATAACACCCGAGGTAGCAGCACCCATACGTTCAAAGAACCCAGGGTCTTCCTCTTCTACGGGTTGTTCTTTTTCTTCATACCCATATGTATCTAAAAAACTAAAACCTTTAGACGAATCAATACTAGGCTCTGAATAGTTTTCACTGGGGCTAAAACTAGTGTCTTCATCTTCTTCATACCCATATATATCTAAAAAACTAAAATTTGTATCGGCCATGAAAAATTGCCTTATGCTTGTAGAGAGGCTATTGCTCGTTTAACGAGTTCGTCATTTTTATCTGATCCGGTCGGGAGTGCTAACTTTAAATCGGCAAGAGTTAGCGCTTTAAGTGGTGCTAAGCCTCCACCTGACTGTATGGCTTCTCCTACTCGACTACGTGCTCGAGCCACGCTCAGTGCGTTCTTGACAGGGGTTCCTATTGATTCATTAAAGCTATCTGTTATCGCTCTTGCAGGCACTCCAACTACCTCATCTAGCGAAGCCCTATATTTTTTGTCAGAAGCTTTGTCTACTGCTGTAGTTTTTACTGCTTCAGGTTTATCATTTGAAGGACTAACTACTTCAGGTTTATCATTTGAAGGACTAACTGTGCTATCGTCGGATGCAAAAACATGTTTATCCACATATATTTTAGGCACATACCCATATTCGGATTGAAACGTAGATGCTAGCTCTGGAGATTCCATTAATCGATCTACGGCTGCTTGAGGTGCGGTTTTACCCTCAGTCTGCTGGGGTGAACCAGGGAGCCAATATTTAGTGCCTTCTAATTCGTAAGCATTTCCTAACCCGTCAAACAGGATAGTCACTAACCGATCTCCATCTTTACCTGCAACAGTATCAGTTCTTAGCGTAAATTTAGTCTTACCACTTTGCCCCGCTACACGTTCACGACTAGTGTTTTGTGAGTCTGTAACGGCTTGACGCCCTGCTATCTCAGCCGCAGATTGGGTTTCCTTACCTGTCGCCAGAAGCGCTGCCGCAGCTATCTCTGCCTTGTTTTTAGTTTCAAAAGCGGTTGCGTCAGTGCCAATTTTAGTTTCAACCGCTTCAGCAATTACCCCTTCCCGTCGTACACCTTCTTCCGTCACGAGTTTAGCACGAAACCTTTCTTTGGCAATATCTCGAGCTTCATCCAAATCGGCTCGTTCGTTTTCACGAGCATTTTTTGCTTCAGAGATTAGGCCTTGACCCAAACCCCCTAAAGCTCCCAAAAATCCGGCACTAGCCATTGGACAACTCCTGATATTTTGTTTCAGCTTGCTTCTTTTCTACATCAGACATGCCTTCAGATAAAAAGTCATAGTCTTCTTGCATAGTGGGTTCATCTCCATAAGCAGTCATCATGCCTTCCCATGAAGCAAGGGCTATTTGCTCAATTTCTTTTTCATTAAATTCTTTGCCCGCTGATTCAGCCAGGTCGATAAGCCGGTCTGCTGCTTCCATAGTGACTTGATAGATAACACCTTCGTCCATGTTAATCTTATCGTCCATAGAAGTCACTAGTGATAGTACTGCTTTTACAGTACTCCCGACCTTATCCTCAGTATCAATCATTCCAACCAAAGCTTCACTCGTTTTTTCATTTGAATACAAGGTGTCACTAAGTTCAGCCATAACACGCTCAAACTCTTCTTGTTCTTGTGGGCTTACTTCTCCAGTAGGTCCAACATTTGGTTCCTCTGCTCCAGGAGCCATAGGTGCTTGCGCTTGCGGAGCCATAGGTGCTTGCGCTTGCGGAGCCATAGGTGCTTGCGCTTGCGGAGCCATAGGTGCTTGCGCTTGCGGAGCCATAGGTGCTTGCGCTTGTGGCTGAGCTTGCATATCCATCTCACTCATTATCCGGTTGCTCCTTGAAAGTTAGGGTTAAATCGTCTTGGATCTAATGGTTTAGCATTGGTGTTTGCATCGATTACTTGAGGCATGTTATCTGTCCAAGTCGTTCTATCCGCTGCTTCTTGATCCAGACGTGCTTGTTCTTGTTCTGCTATCAGTCTGGCCTGAGCATAACCGGAGGCTGCATTGCCTACCAGGTTCATCCCTGTTGGTGATTTTGCAAAGTTCCATGCAGCAGGCCCAACACTGCCTGCAGCATTTGAAGCAGTTTGTAGCGGAGCTGCTGCGGCAGATTTAGCTAGATCCGCAGCTTTACTTAAAAATCCGCCCCCTGTCGTGGTTGCTGCGGTGTTAAGCCCTGCGGCTGTCGGGCTTGCTGCTGCTTGAGCCGCACTAGAAATTGTAGGTGCTACTGGGCCCACGGTACCTGTAAGTCCTTGAGTGGTTTTGCCTAGTACATCTAAATTCACACCAGATGGAGCTATTGCGGGATTAACCGGAGCCGCGCCACTTTTACCTACTAGTGCAAGCGCGAATTCTTTACCACCTGCCACTAACTGCGTGAATAGATTTCCACCGGCTGCACCAGCAGCACTAAAGGCCCCCGCCCCTGCTATGAGTGCTGTACCTAGTGTGAACACGGTCAAACCAATCATCAAGATTTTGCCGATCTTGCTGCTCATGATTTTACCGACAAATTTGCCGACCTTTTTAAAGACCTTCTTTACGCCCCGGGCAATCTTTTTAAAGAATTTTCCGACTGATTTAAATATTCCCATGGATCACCTGTACAGTATGTATGAACCGCCATGTGGCTTAAAGCCCAGTTTCTCTGCAAGAACCCAGGCTCGTTCGGTTGTCGTTATGTCGGGCGAAAAGCCAGCGACCCGGATAGCGGGGCGGGTTTTTAACCAAATTTTAAAACGTCTCAGTAATGTAGCACCAGTGCCTTTTAATTTCGAGACCCAGTATAGCACAGCACAATTTTTCTTAGTGGCCCAAAGATTGTCCGATGTTAAGGCCATTAAGGCGCCTACAATATTTCCTTCATCATCTTCGACTACTTCTGCAAAATGTGCCGGAGAGCTGACCAGCAAATTAAACATGTATTTTAGCTTGTCATGGTCCGGTCTAAGTCGATCATACTGCACAAGTTGTTCTTTCACTAATACAACTACTTTGTGAAAATCTGACAATGTTGCTGGTCGTATAATCATATGAATATATTTCTATTAAAAGTATCAGTAGGATTCCACCCACCCCCTGTAACGTTCCCATAAGCTGCTTGAATAGCGGCTCGCTGTTCTGGGGTTAAAGCTCCTTCGCCTACACCTACGTTTGCACCAGAGCCGGGTCCGGGGGTCGTGGAGTCTCCCGGCCCCGGCCCTGGTTCCGTCCCGGGTGCAATATCGCTCCCTGGGTCTTCAGGAGGAGTTTCAGCCTCGTCACCTACCTGATATGCGCTAAGAAAGTTTAACTGATTGGTAAGAAATGTCTGCATCTGTGCCACTTTGGCTTTTGCAACCGTTGCATTAGGCTCATCCGCAAAAATCTGCCCAATTGCTGCGGTTGTAACATTTACTAAGTCCGAAACACCTTTATATTTAGCGATTAACGCTTCGTGGGTAGTAGTTAGCTCTGCAACAAATGCATCAGATGCTGCCCTAGTGTCAGCCACAGCTTCGTTAGTTGCATTAACTGAATCCTGAATCGCTTCATTAGATAGATTCAGTTTATCTGAAATACTCTTATCGACGGTAAAGCCTTCACGTTGCACAGTCGCTTGAAGTGTTGCAATAGACTTATCATTTGCATTATTCAGGTCGGTAAGTATTTTGTTAGATGCATTAAGTGCATCTTGCGCAGCTTTACGCCCCGCTACTTCAGCCGCTGTGATACCTTCATTTGAAGTGTTCTGCAGCGTCTGAAGTTCTTTATTATTGACATTAAGCGCTGTAGCGATCGACAGTCTTGTCGCATTAAGATCAGTCGCTACAGTTTCTGCTGATGTATTATTTAATGTGGTGATAGCGGTGTTTGTAGTATTAACGCTAGTCTGAATAGCCGCGTTAGATGCATTCTGTGCGGCAGAAATTGCTGCAGCAGAAGTATTACGCATACCTTCAACTGAAATTTGAGTTGTATTAACTGAAGCTTGAATTTCTGCATTAGACTTATTTAATGCTGCTGCTATAGTTGTATCGACAACAAATCCATCGCGCTGCACAGCTGCCTGTAGATCTGCAATAGACTTAGCGTTGGCATTGTTTAACTCAGTCAAGGTTTTGTTAGATTCATTAAGTGCATCTTGCGCAGCTTTACGCCCCGCTATTTCATCGGTGCTAATACCTTCATTAGATGCATTTTGTAATTTTTGTAGTTCTTGATTATTTTCATTAAGTTGGGTAGCAATAGTTAACCGATTAGCATTTAAGTCAGTTGCTACTCCTTCTGCTGATTCATTATTTAATGTGGTGATAGCAGTGTTTGTAGCATTAACGCTAGTCTGAATAGCAGCATTAGATGCATTCTGTGCGGCAGAAATTGCTGCAGCAGAAGTATTACGCATACCTTCAACAGTGATTTCAGTCGCATTAGCTGCAGCAGTAATAGTTTCACGTGAAGCAGCTTCCGCAGCAGATATTGCCTCAGCCGATATGTTTGATCCTGTGGCTATGGCTTCTCGTGAAGCAGCCTCTAGTGCAGTAATGTCTTCCGCAGACATTCTACTTAGTGCAGCATCATCAAAGCCCGCTTGAGCTATAGATGCACGGGTGGCTGCATCCAGATTAGAAATAGCGGTTTGAGTTGCGTTAGTTGCATCAGCTCGTGCCGTAGCTCCTGATTCCGCGGTATCAGTCAGGCTGGCAGTATTACCAGCGCCAGCAGCAAACTCTTTAGCTTTGTTCAAATAACCGGTATTCTCTGATGATGCTTGTGCATAAGTTTGGGCGTCTTGTTGAGCCATTGGCATGGATCGATCAACCAAAGCCCCAAAAGCTGATTCACCTGCAATGCTACTGTTCTGCAGGCCTCGAGCCCCTGCAGTCAGATAACCTTCTTGTCGTGCGCGTTGAGCTAAAGGACTGTCTTTATTGAGGATATTAGACAGTTGCCCCTGGGCAGTTTCAGTTGAAGCGTCGACCGTTCGTTGGGATGCGTCATAACCAGTTGATGTTGTTGGTGTCACAGTTTCGGCGACTCCAGGAGAGGCCTCGACTGTAGATGCTATTTCAGCTGCTTTCGGATCAGGTGCATAGTTTCCAGTCGAAGGTCCAGCTGTTCCTAAATCACCAATTAACTCACCCGCGTCATTATAAACGGAACCACCCAATGTGCCCATTTCAGACATTATAATATTCCTTTCCAATTATTTGGATACAGTTCGCCCTTGTACTGGATCTTGGTTACTGTTTCGCCCGTGTCATAATCTTCCATTACTGGTTCGCCAGCTTCATCGGTTACGCCGACTGTTTCAGTAACGCCCTGTTGCTTTTCAGCTTGATGAGCTTTGATTACCCGTAGTACTGCGCCATCCATAACCGTGGTTTCTTCAACATCAACCAGCACAACCTCTTGAACTTGCCGTTGCCTGACCTCTGTACGTTCTGGCTCGACTTCATAAGTTTCTTGTAGGATCGGGCCAGAAGGATCGGGCTGCACTGGTCGGGTAGCTGTTACCGCCGCAATAACATGGTCATAGTCTTCCATTACTGGCAGGTCAACAGTTTTCTGACGTTCTGCAATCACAGGCTCATCAACAGTCGGTAGGCTTGCGATATACGCCGCTTTTACTTCTGGTGTGAATATGAGTGCAGCGAAGCGTTGAACCTTTTCAGGGTGTGCTGTGATGTCCTCAAGGCAATCGACCTCGATAACTGGACGCTTGGCCTGTTTTGATACCTTCTCATCTTTGTAGATGTAATCAGAGAGTTGATAAGCGAGGTGATACCGCTCTGCATCGACTACGCGAATGAAGTCAGCCCAACAGCAGGCACCATCTGGGTTGATGTGTTCCGTAAAGGGAAACTCTACCGCCAATGCTTTCACAAGTTCAGGGGCTTCGCTTAGGTCTTGAGTCGAATCACAGCAGCCGCGATGGTTGGTTATTACACCGCCCTCGTTTATCTTATAGCGAACTTGTAAAGTATTGTTGTAAGACAGTTCTACTAAGTTAAATATCTTCTCCATTGGGTTTACGCCTTATATGATATTGAAAATCGTGGAGCGGAGGTGTTAGTAAAATGTGAATCTAGCAAAGCAACCCCTGTTCCATAAACAAAACCAACATCTGAGTTGCTACCATTCATCTGCATAACGACGGCATTGGATATGGTTAATCCTACAGAATAAACCACGCCGGTAGATTCCATTCCTGCCAGCGCGGTGAAGGGCTGACCTCCTACTCTTGCTTGGCCCGTGCTAGAACCTTTGTTCGTCAGAGTTAGCAAGGCATCCATTTCAACAGAGTTGCCTGTGCGCGTGTATCGGCCAAGAGTTGACCCGGCATTATAAGTTATTCCCGTAGACCCTCCACCAAATGATAGCGTGGGTGTAAATGTACCTTCCTCGTACCAATCCAGTAACTGAGAAGTGCCACCAGCAGCCGCGTCGAAATCAATCCCCTTGCCTGATGTGCCTATGACTATGTTGTCACTAACAGTAAGGGTGCCATTAGCTACGAGATTAACCGTACCTGTTGGAACTCTCAAAGCAACAAAGCCGTTTTTATTTACTAGAGTGACATCGTTAGTCGTGCCGTTGCCTGCAATCACCGCACCGTCAGCAGCGATACCAATTAAACGGCCCTCAGAAGCAGCGGGGCCTCCCGGCCATATCACCCCTGTCGATGTTACTTGTCCTGTGGAGGCAAGGGCACCGCTAACATCAAGGGTGCCTGTGATGTCAACACCCGCGCCACCAGTGAACTTGTGAGATCCTTGACCTGTGTTATATGTCTGAGATCCATCACTGGCGTTTCGCCCGATATACGAACCGTTAGATCCGAATCTGAGAGCTGATGTTGTATGGGATGCGCCAATACCAACGTCACCAGTATTGGTAACTATGCCGTCAGACACTTTCAAGCCTGCCGATGCTGTTATAACGCCACTAGCATCAAGGGTGCTAGAGAATGTAGCTCCTTGAGTAGCATCATCAAATACCACCGCCTCAGTCCCGCCAGATTTAATAGCAAAATCATGGGCAGTAGTTGTGCCTATTGTCATCTTGCCTGTAGCGCCATCGAAACTTAAATCAGACGACACCGCGCCGTCTACTCGTTCCCACTCCGACAATATTGTTGAGGCGGTATCATAAGCGACGAATTTGGATACCTGCGCTCCGCTTGATGACCCTGTAACAGTTAGTAGACCACTGACATCAAGTGTTCCTGATAACAATACATTCTGAGTACCCGTAGGAACTGCTAGAACCAATGCAATGTTTTTATTGTATATCGTCGCATCGTAGGTCGTTCCGCTGCCTGCAATAATAACACCGAGCGTGGTAGCAGACCCTATAGCACCTGTACCTGCTGACGGTGCTGACAGACCACCAGTATTTCCAACTGTTAGAACGCCACTAACACCAAGTGTTCCTGTGATGTCAGTAGCGCCAGCGGCTAGGGTGCTAGTGCCTATATCAATAGCGCCGAAGCCCGAAGTAATCGAGCCTGCGTCCAGAGCTCCGACAGTGACTAGGTTAGATAGAGTGGTAATAGCGGTTTGAGCTGCGCCAGTCACGGTAGCCGCTGTACCTGATGCGTTGCCTGTTAGATTAGCTGTAACTACGCCATCTTTAACTAAAGTCCCATCGATCGTGACACCACTGCCAACAGTAGTCTCAGCGATTATATCTGTGGTGATCTTGTCACCTGCTGTCATTACCAGGTCAGTGCCTTGAGACGCATTGTCATTAGATAACGCGTTATCTAGACCGAAAGATGCAGCGGAGCCAACAGCAGCTGCGGCACTCGCGGCGGCTGCGGCTGCGAAAGATGCAGCTGTGGCTGTGTCAGTAGGTGAGACAATCAGAAATCGGTTATTTGCAGAGTCGTACCGCGCTTCAATGATATTGCCGCTGACCACAGCATTCGCTGCAAGCACCACGCCATAAGAGGTAACTAAGGGTTTAGTCGCCAAGGAGTCAAATTTAATAGTGGATGCGCCAGTGTTATTATTGGTTGCAATAAAGCAAACCTTGTCGCCATTACGATATGCTGTTCTTACTGGATCAAAAGTAACCGCATACGCGTTTGCAGTGCCAGACTCTGTAACAAAAGAGATAGCATCATTTGTGAGGTTTTCTACAACTTTAGGCATCTTGTCAAAAGCAGCGAGTATGCTAGCAGACTCGCCCTCGACATCTTCAGCATCTGCACTAGTGCCTGCAACAAAAGAAGTAAATCGGGTGTACCAATTATTAGCCATTAACGTTTCAGCCGTCTGGGTTCGTAGTATAGAGTCAACCCTTGCAATATAAAGGGTTGGGCTTTGGCAGATTTATTATAAATCAAAAATCCTATGTTGTCTCCTGTGCCGGTTAATTTGGCTGTTGCTGAACTTTGGGCCTGTGAATTCCACTGAAACTGATCCCAGTTTGCACTATTCCAAAAGCCCCCACCGCCACTAACCACTAAGTCTTCAATAACCGAGTTTGTATCAGTGGATGCATAAGATAAATCTGCCAGGAACTTTAAATCGATATTAACTGAAGACTCTAACTCGATATCTGCTTTACGGAAACGTTTACGAGTGCCTGGGCTACCAACGTTGTTAAAATGTAGCCGACAAAAGCTAGTAATTTGTGCACCATCAAAATTACCACCTACCTGGTCTTTATATACATACCCATCAGACATTGCAAAATAGGTAACTTCAACCCCGTTTTCATCTTCAATATTAAATATCCGGTTAACTGCTGAAGGATATTTTAACGCGCCGAAATGTACGAAAGGTAAGTTAACACGACTTTGAGCGGCATTAAATGATCCTGCAGGAGAATATAGGACTAACGCTGTGCCGTCACTAAAATATACACGATATTGATTAGAAGATCTATTTATGGTGGCTGTCGTTACCAAAGATTTTTTAGCGTTAACTATATCTTGAACCAATTGAGATACTGTGGCTCCCACAAAATCACCAAAAGAATCTGTTCGTGATAGATTAGTAATACCCAAATCATCTACCGCATAGACTGTGTCTAATTTTTGAACAGTGTAAGCCTTGCCTCCAGTTTCTTCTCCCAATAATTTTATCTCCCAATCTGATGTAGTGCTGCCAAACAATCCGCGGATTTGGCGGCTAGTGGTAATATTTAATACAGCTCCAGCCATACTTTGCAGTCCAGTGATTTCATCACCCAAACCAAATTCTGCCGCACCCAAAAATCCATTAAACGTTAAAGGTTCTCCGATTACAGTATGCTGCAATGACCCACCAGGAAATCCAAAAAACAGATAATTTCTATGTTGTTCTACAAATTGAGGTATGTTTGTTGTGGGCTGTCCGCCTAATGCTGTTTGAGGCATCAATATGGGTGTGACTATTTCGTTTTCGTCTATTTCAAACCCCGGGCCTACACCGCTGCAACCATAAGCCCGGTATGTTGTGGCACTGCCAAAAAAGTTATGATTAACAAATTGATAATGTCCATTAATCGGGAAAGCAAAAACTGTCACTACTGAAGCGGATGTCGCAAAAGTTACACCACCTATTTGCAATGCCTCATTATCTTGAAAAGTGCCAGAGACGGTTGTCAGTGCTAAATACCCTGCGGCACTGCCGTCCCAGGCGCCCGCATGTAAGACTAGTCTATGAATCACTGCTGTCGCAGCTGAAGTGGCACCAGTAACTGTAGTGCCGGGAATAAATGGCCCAGCTGCCGTGCCGGCGTCAAAGAAAATATAACTGGACATCGTGAGCCCGGTAGTTACCCACCCTGCCGGGCTAGATTGGAACATAACCCCTGCAGTTCCGCCGGCATTATTTCGAACACAAAACTTTTTATCTTTTAGCTGCCAGATGCCTCGAATTTCCCCAGAGCCTGCAGGCACCGTGATGTCGCCCCGATACTCGTCTGCAGCTGCAAGCTGAAATGTTAATTTAGCTGTACTTGAAGGCGATCGTCCAATAGATGCAGTGGGCACAGTCATCATAGTGTAGGCAGAGCTGTTAAATGGCTCACCCTGTGTAAACGTACCAGAGACCTTGGTGACTGCAACTGAATTGTCACTGATACCTATTACTGTGCCTGACGCACTTGATGTATCCCCGGTAAGCACATCCCCTGCACTTAACCCTGCCACGCTGACTAAATCAAAGCCAGTAAAGGTTGCAGCACTTGGTGCAGGACGTCCATCGAACCGTTCGTATCCTGCAATTCTTCTATAACCTCCGTGATACCATGGCTCAAAGTTTTGCATAGATATGCATTTACCTGGAGTAATGTTTATTGGAGGAGTAACTGTATCGAGTCCACCGGCAAACGCATAATGTCTAGTTTGAATAGCCATTAGCTTGCTATGACTTCAATGCGATTACCTGATGATGTGAATCTAGAGTTAAATTCGTTGTTAAGATATTCAGATTCCAGTACAGGCAACCATTCAGCCACTAGCTCACGACCAGATATTTTTGCATCTGTCGCATTTTCGTAGTTGCCATAATAAATTAACGCCTGACCTAAAATAATTTCATGATACTCTTCTGGAATTGCAGAAATAGTTGTATTTTCAGACATTGGTACGGGTTTTAAATAATAGTCTGCAGTAATAGTATAAGCTGCATCAGGGATAGGATCCAGACGCAAAGTCTTATTAGGCATTATAATAATTCGAGAAGGTTGGTTGTACGAGCTAACAGTTGTATCAAATACTTCGTGTTTGACTTTTTGATATTCAACTACGTCGATTAACTCACCATCAATCTTAAAAGTACTAGGATCCCAGGCGCCATGAGTGTCTGGCACTATATAATCTTGGGTGCCTGATACAGTGTTTACAGAGTAAGGAGTGTCAGACCATAAAAATTTCCAGTCGTGCCACTTTTTTTGAATTGCCAAATCAGCCCGTCGAATCCAGCGCACCATGCGCAAAGCTTCACCTGACTGAATTAATACTGAACTGGGCGCAGCTCCGGCCCCGCCAGCTTCCCTATGTAAGTCTTCGACTAATTCCAGAAAAGTACTCATTCATCACGAGCCCCAAAAGGTCTAGCTTTATCTTTCTTAGCCTTACTTTTAATGCTAGCTTGATAGGTTGCCAATTTAGGAGTTTCTTCAACTACAGGTGCTTCGGGTTTAGGCGCCAAAGGTTCTGGCTTAGCTTTAAAATCTTTTAGTTTAACTGCTGGGGTAACTGGCGTTGTTTCCTGCAGTTCTTGAACTTCAATTTCCTTAAAGTCTCGATCATATGTTTTGCCAGCTTGTGACCATTTGGCTAAACCGCCACCCATTATTTGTGAGTGATCTTTGTTCTTATCAAAACTCATCTACTAGTTCTCCAGATATTAGTATTTAACTGACATTGAGTCGTCAGAATTTTCACTGCGTGGATGTTGAATCCTTGATTCATCTGTGTTTTCATATCGGGTGTTAATGCACTTGCGCCCAGAGACACCTTCGCTCAGAGACTTACCTGCATCAAATTCCGACAACACATCTGAATGACTGTAATCAGTTTCCATAATGTTGGCCTTAAAAAATGAGTGGGCGCTTTAGCAACCCACTCGAAGTTTTAGCAAATGTCGAAAGACTTGCCTTTAGACGTTGCGCTGGTTTTTCCAGGATTATCCACGATACGACCCGGGTAATTACCGGTTTTGCTGTCGACGCTCATATTCGCTGTTGGACCAACCGCCATTGAGTCAAACCCTGAAAGGGAACTCAATCCGTATTCGATACCAGACTTGTCGGGTTGTTTAGCGCCCGCATTGTCCAATGTACCTTTAATTGCTACTTGCTTGTCCATATTGTTTTCCTCTTAAGAAGTTGCACCAAACCATTCGATTTCAAGTAAAACATCAGCAATACCTGTAATAGATCCACCAACTGCATCAACGAAAGTAACAGTTACCGCGGTTTCACCCCCGGGAATATCTACCTTTGAACCATCATCAGGGAGCCACAAACCAGTATTAACTGCAGGAGAAGATCCCGCCAAGGTTGTGTTACCTGAGTCAAAGTAAAGATCAGCATCACTGCCATCCCCTACTTGAATTGCAGCACCTGAAGTTGTGCCAACAAACGTTTCGCTGATGTTGAACAAACTAACACCTACTACGCGTCCTCGACGTCCAGCGCCTGGGTTGGTTGTATTCGGACCATCTTTAGGAGGCATAATAACCTCTGAAGCATCACCGGTATCGCCAAAATCGACTCCCTGAAAAAGGTAGCTTGTTACTCGTCCATTATCGTAAGACATATTATTGCTCCTTAAGCAGCGTCGTCAGTCCAGTGAATGATACGTGCTTGTGCAGCACTCGTTTGTGCAAGACCGTATCCAAGCTCAGCATACCAAGCAATACCGCGTGATCGACCAAAGTCAGTAGGAATCTTACCGCGAATTTCTTCAGGAATGGCAAATGCTTCTACAACGGTGTCTGCACCGAAAAAGAAAATGTCATCTGAATTGGATGAACCCGTAGCAGCGATGCCCGTTTGCTCAACATAGCGAATGCCTTCATAACGGCCTTTCTCGCCATTCATAATTGTGTGCCAACCTTCAGACGTGTACTGGTGAATATCTTCTAAGAAGTTTTTCATGTACCGAATGTTAGAAGGACGCGTGATTGCAACGTAGTTCGTACCGTCGTAAGTGGGAATATCCCGCTCAACCATTGTGTCAGATATAACTTTTGCATGGCTCAAAGTTGCTTCGTTCGCAAATTCGTGGCTATGTGCTGTACCTGGATTACTTGCTTCATTTAACGTAAATGCTGTAGCAGTAGATGCTGTCGCTTTCAAGGGTGACAACTTAAACTGGGCATGAGCTGCTGCGTCAAGTGCTTTCCGTGCGTCGTTCTTTAGAACTTTATGGATCACCTCAGTGATAGGTTGTTCAGACAGATCGTCTAATTTCTTGGTGAAAGGTACGCTGTTACCATACTCTGTGATCGTCAGGGAAGCCTGAGTGACCGTAAAGTTTGTTTCTGGCATCTGTGTAGTTTCATTCAGTACGCCACCTTGTGTGACAACATCTGAATACACGTTCCAGTTAAAAGTTTCGCCTTTACCCAAACCAAAAGCTTCTCTTGCGTCACAAAACTGACGAAAGCGAACCATTGGTTGTAGTGCTGTACGGAGTTTTCGAGACAAATTGTCCGAATACATAAACCCGCCTAGTGCGTTTGTGCCCCAAATCTGTGACATGTTCTATTCCTCAATAGTCGACATCTTATTACGGCTGTCCACGTGCTTCACGAACCTGTCGTAATGCATCAGAAGGTGTTTGTGCCTCTTCTGTCGGTGGTGCTTCCCTGGCCGCTGTACGGCTAGCTGGCATAGCAACAAGATTATCTTTTTGTTGTTGTCGATTGTTTATATTAGCGTCAGTTGTTAATGGTGCTCCTTTCAGAGTGTTTAACCATTTATCAGTCCTGGCCGCTGCTTCCAAAATTACCTCAACTGGACCCCATTCAGGATGTTCGTTCGAGACAATGTTGGTATGACTATTTGCAACCGCGAATAGCTCAGGATCTTTAGCCAGATGAGGATAGTTATCTTCAAAAGCCTTGTACCCATCTTGAAACTGTTGTTGTTCTTCAGCTTCTCTATCTACAGCATCCTTCTCGGCCTGCTCTTTGCGGATTGCTTCTCGTGTTTGATTGACAAGATCAGCCGCATTAATCGGAGTCTGTGATGATGTCCGTGAGGCAATTCCTGATAAAACACTCGCTAACTTATCGCTTGCGACTTCAGCATCATCATCGATCAATGTGTTGAAGATTTCGCGGGCTTCATTTTTGAAGTCCAGTTTTTCCACGTCCGGGGCACCGGATAGCGGTTCTGCAACAAACCGTGATTGTAGCGCAGCTTCTTCTAGCCGTAGCTTATCCTCACGTTCTGCTAAATTCTTTGACCAGTCAGCATTCTCATTCATCCGTTTTCTGGATGCTTGTTCCAACTGTCGTTCTTTCTGTATCTGTGCCAGTGGTACAAGAACTTCTTGTCCGTCTACTGTCATCTTAAATAATGGCTCACCTGCTTCATCCTTTTGGATATAAGCCGCCAAAGGATCAGGCGTTGGTGTAGCTTTTTCGTGCATCGGCTCAACTGTAACGCCAGATTGCAAAATTTCGCTATTCACTTCATCTACACGTGCTGCGTTAATCGAATTGACCAAGGCATCACGTGGATTAGGCTCATTAGAGGGCTCTTTTCCAAGCTTGTCAAGTTCTTGTTGCTTTTCTTCTACGGTCATGCTCCATTCTCCTCAAGTTCGTGTACTAGTTGTTCGGACGTTTGTCCATTTCGGATTGCTTCAACACACCAATATAGGAATTGTTCAGCCACCTTCATATTGAATTGGTGTTGTTTATATTCCGATTGACCTATGTTCTTATCTATATCGAGATAGCACATGGCCTGTTTGGCTTCTTCACATTGTTGTACCGCTCGGTGCTGTAATAATTTACCGGTATTACTTCGAAGAAATTCCTCTACCTCAAGGCCTAACCGGGCCTCGGCAAAGTAAGTTCTCTGACTCATACTAGTGAATTGCAGATCTTCAAACGAATCTGTGTCAGACATAGTTAACTCCTTGAATTATTATTATTTTTAGTCTCCGCGTCTTTGTTTATTTTATATAATTCACGCCCACCCCTAGAGGCTTCAAGATCACGCTCATGCTGCATACGTTCTCTGGAAATATTGCCACTTAGATTTTCAGCATCGGATTTACTGCGACTCTGTCTGTCCGCAGTAGAAATCCCCAACTCTTTATCTTGAGCCATTCGAGCGGTTTCACGCTCATTGCGCATCGTGTTATCTTTTTCACGAATATCCAACTCACGCATTTTCGCCTGGTGTTCAAGTGGTGGAGGCTGTTCGCCTTTCTTCTCTTGTTCTTCCGCATATTCTTCTTTGCTCATCACAAACTTGATAGAACTCTTGTGTCCTAAGTTTGCAAAAATCTCGTCGGCAATAGCCTCAACCTTCATCCGCTCCAACATACCTGGCAAGTTAGCTACTTCACGTACACCGAGTAACAGTTTTTCGACACGTCGCATTGGGTCAGTATTTCCGACACCTACATCGACATTGACTGTCAAGGACTGTCGTAATAGTTGGTCGGTGACCTCACTAACACCGAATCGTTGATACAACTCAGCCTCTTTTGCAGCTAGACTTAAAATAACTTCGTCGGTCTCGTACATCTGCACAAGCCGAACCAGCTGACCGATCGTGGTGTTTAGCCATGATTGAATAAATATGGTCTTGCCGTAATCATCTACTGCTGCAGCTTTTGAGTCTATTCGTTGAGCCGCATCCTTAGTGTCTCCCAATTTACCACTTTGCATGCCTGTACCTGAAAAACCACCACCCAGGTCGTCCATCTCGGCAGCTAACCGGTCTTGCTCTTCATAGCTCGATCCAGTTACATCTGGTGTGTTGACTACCTTAACATCTTTTTCAGGGTCATTCATCATAACACCGCCCCCCGGGACGTTACGAATCAGTGCGTCTAGGTCTGTTTGAGAGCCTCTGCGGACAAAATATCGCTTATTCAGCACTAATTTGACATTGTCCATACGCTGATTAGCAAGAGTATTTATCTCTTCTTGAAGCCCTGAAGTAAGTTCTACGTCGCCTGCGGGGTAGTTTCGGTGGGTTTCTATGCTGGTATAGCCCATTGTAAAGGGTCTTTCACCGATATTTAGGTGTGGATGGGTCTCTCTGAGCCGTGTTAATTCAGTCAAAACCAGCTCTGTACCCAAGGTCCAATAGATATAATCTTCACCATTGAGCCTTAAAATGTTCATATGGGCCCAAACAATGGAATTTTCATTGCCCATGTTCTCTTCAGCAGGGTCTACACGCCTCATACCTTCTCGAGCTTGGCGAGTTCGGTCATAACTTTGACGTCTAGTAGCCAAAATAGCGGCCACACTGTGTTCACGCCATGCAGGTTTACCTGTTTTAGGGTCATTTGTGGACATCATCTCTAATGCATCGCCCACATACACCGGTTTCATGTAAATAATGTAGGGTGATGAGCCGATCGGGTCGCGCCAGTCCGCCATCGGGTCGAATCTGAAGTTTTCAGGGGCTATCAGGTCACATACAAGGTCGTCATGACGGATAACACGGTCTTTATAACCCAGTGCTTCCCCTTGATCGTTGGTTTCCGGAGCTCCCGTGGAGTTAAATGCAGGTTTTATGTGTTCGTCGACCTGATAATTCCAATAATTGTGTGAAAAACACACCCCATATACTTTTGCGTTCTGGTATGCGCCTAGAACTGTTAAGAACCAAGGCATTCGCTTCTTCATCCGGTACTGCAACACCGCTTTATTGATCTTAGCGGATGCCACTTGAACCGGATCCGCTGGATCTTCTGGCTCAATTACTAATAAATCCTGTGATCCAAAGGTGGATGTAGCAAAAGAAGCTTCTTGTGCCTTCAGATTAGTTCGGGTTTTGGGTCTAAAGATCGCTGACCGTTTAAAATTCTGTTGAGTGTAGGTGGATCCAGGGGCATGCTCACTACGAAAGTGAGATAAGTTCTTCTCCCAGGTATTGGTGATATTCGCGTCTAGGTAATCTGTGGATGTCGTGTAATTTTGTTGGGCTTTTTGGATCAGCCACGTATCTGAGCCCTCTTCATTAGACGGTTCTGTGGACTTTTCGACATTGTCATCAAGAGAATCACTGTTGTATTCAGATTGACTTGATTGTTCTGGTGTGTTGTTGTCTGGCTGCGGAGCATTGCCTGGTTCAGGAATTATCCCCGTTTCGTCTTCTATGATTTGATCAACCATGATCGCCTCCGATTACATTGCCTTTATGATCGCGGTCAAATGCTTCAGTAATATCGATGTCATATTTTTTGTTGCGAGTCACACCGTAACGTTCCAATATTTCCCCTGCAGCCCTGATGGCTTTTTCAATTAGCTCATGAATAGTTCCATCCATGTGCAGCAAATAGGCATCATTACCTGATAGCGCCAAACAGAATATCTCAAGGATACCGCCTGTCAAGTCTGGTCGGACACCCCATTCTCGCCCTGGGTACTCATACTCGAGCCGTGTTCCGACTTGTTTGGCAATATAATATTCCAATTTAGCTTGATTCTCGCTCTCACTGTCTTCCAGATTAATTTCATTGCTATCAGTGACCGCTTGGCGCCCACGACCTCCTCCAGGTATCCATATATTGGAAGCTTTTTTAGGGACGATAAGATCTGTCATATAAATTCCGGTTCAAAATCTGATTCTGGTTCAAAGGATTGTCGCCCTGCGTCACCTAGCTCTTCTGCAAAGGTATGGGCAAGTGCATCTGCTTCATCTGGCGAGCCAGCGCCGCGCTTCTTCATGTCGGCTTTTCGCTCTAGTCGATATTTATTCTTGTCATCAAAGCCGTACTCAATGCCGATCAAGCCGGCTTTCAGTGTCATATCTTTAGGAATATCTGCACCGGCTTCTAGCCACTCGCGCATCTTGTACCACATCTCGACACGTTTGTTAAAGAACAACTCAGTGTCTGCTGGCTTAGACCCAGCGTTGACTTCCATGACATTGTAATTGAGTTGTCTCAGTCTGTCGACCACGCCTGCACCAACGCCCACTCCATCGACAAAGGTTGCCAGGGGCTGGTACTGGTCTATTAGTACAGAAACACGGCGGGAGGTCTCCATAAGATCTGTCTCAACCCACTTATGCAATCCGACGACCTTTCGACCTTGCCGGGCCATTACTACATTTTTGTCGTCACCAAAACGTGCCACGTCAACTCCCAAAATAATTGGCATGTGATAATAAACTTCAAGATCTAGATTTGTCAGTTGGGCTAGATCGACACAGTCTGAGCCTATAAACTGGGTGGAGCCTGCACGAGGGAACTCCCCTTTAATACGCACTCTGACAAAGTCGGAATCCTCTCCATAGGTTTCTATCAGAGAGTCGAGTTCCTTCTTGTTGGTCATCTTACACGTTCTGCTATCGATCTGCCTGGTACGCCACCGTGCTGCGTCTGAGTCGAAGCAATCACGGAAGCGCCCGGTGTTCCTTGTGGGGTTTCCAAAAACGAACCACATGGCCTTGGTGGTGGTCATTGAGCCTTCAGAGACCTCCCATATCTTGTCAGGTATGCCGCTGGCTTCATCATAGATCGTCATGACGTGCTGGCCGTGCAGCCCGGCGAAGCCTTCAGAGTTGTGTTCAGTATTCGGAATCGCTTTAAAAAACCATGTCTCTGGATGTTCGCGGTGCGAAAATGACGTCGCTGTCCATTTAAACCAGTGTGTATTAATCATCCGCTTATGCCATAAAGCAAGCTCTCGCCATGTCTTGGTGGTCAACTGGCTCGTCGTATTGGCGGTTACAACACCAGTAATGTGAGGCCTGGTGCTCACTGCCCACAGGATCAACCAGGATACCTCACATGACTTGCCGATGCCGTGACCAGATGCTATGGCCTCACGGATGTTGGTCTCAGGGTTCTTTCGGAATGCTTCACCGACGTCGTGTAATTGCTGGGCTTGCCAGTCATCGGGACCGTCCATGTCAGTCAGATCACCATGACCCCAGTCAAACGCATAGTACACAAAGCCTAGCGGGTCGTCATAGAATTCTGCAATATCGACCAGCAACTCATTCTCGAACTGGACTTTGCCCATGACCTCTTTTTTAGCCACGTTTAGACGCCTTCACTATTTGAATAATGCTGTTGGTGTAAACATCACGTTGTGATGCGTAACGTACCGCGGCAGCGGCATTACATTGAAAGTCCATAGCTGCTATAGCCCAATCTGAACCGGAACCGATTGCGCACTTATTGGTCACTTCCATGGGATACAGCAAAAAATCATACTCGAAAAGTCCTTTACTGGTTAGTATGAATGCTGCAAATTCTTCAGATATTTTGGGTTTATCATTTTGCGGTTGGCCGTGGAGCACCCATTCCTTAAATATTCCGGTCTCTGAATGATAGCCTGTTGTGGCTATCCACAAATTGGCTTTGAGCTTGATAATCTTCTCCGTGGAGCCGACTATCGTATCGGCTGAACTCAGCTGGGTATCCGCTGCAAGGCTTACTCCATCCCATGCAATTGTGGTCATTCTACTCTCCAGGGTCTGAACTTTCTATCGTCTGAGTGATCAACGGCATTATGTTTTTGACCAATTTCTCCTTGTGTTTGGATGCGCTAGTGGCCTTACGGCGACGAGCCTCTTCCAGAGTAGTCGCATGGTCGATCACCTGCACCTTGTGTTCGTTCTGAATCTTGGCACCAAACTGTTTGGAGAATAAACGCTCCATGAGCCACTGCCGGTTTTTCGTCTTGACTTCTGAACGTCTGACCGCGGAAGGATTTGAGCGCATTCCACCCTTACCATCATCGATCAAATCGTTGGTCTCGTCGTCTGATATTTGCAAGATCTCGTCAGCCATACCCCACATTTGGGTTTGTCTGGCGAGGTCATACTTGTCACGGAGTACATCATCTGAGCGCATTAGTGAATAGAAGCTTTGGTTCGGGTTATCGATCTCTACTGGTGCATGTTCGGCTATAGTCGCGCCGGCTAAACCGCCTGCCGCGATGTTGGTTAGTATGTCCTCAACAATTTCATCTGTCCAGATGCTACGACGATACTCGTGCATCGCCTGGTCGCGCTGTTCGCGTTTATCTTCATCAAGCAGCAGACAGACCCGGTAGGCTGCGTGGGGGATATTCGCCTGATCCCGGGCCTCTGCTACAGTAAATCCACTGACTAAGTAGCGTAGGAATTTCTCCCACCTGACTGGTGTGATCTTCTTGTCGGCATCCTTTTCCGTCAGTTCAGCAATTTTACTGCGTTTCGACACGTTTTAGTTATAAATTCTTAAATGGGTTATGCGTTGGCTTCTCGACAAAGACCTTATTCGAGAAGGTATACGTTGGATAGTCACGCTCTGGGCCGGCTATCGCAAAAACCAAGTTGCGGATGTTAAGCTCTCGAGTTCGAGGCTTCTTCGTATTTGTTGCCATATGAAATTCCTTGTCGGGGATTTAATCGTTAATCGTCCAGCCAGCCATCATCATCCAATTCCTCGATCTCAAGGCTTGAGGTGTTATCCGGTAACGGGATCCCCCTTTTTTGTTTTGGACTAGGCTGACTAAAACGTTCAATTAACATGGTATATAAAAATTCGGACACTGTCACGCCTTCTCGACGGGCATGTGTTCCTACCAGTTGTTTTTCTTGCTTTGACACACGAACTTGTAATGTTTTGGATCTGGACATTAATCGCCTGAGATTTTGTCGTCTTTAGCGGTTAATGACCCTGTGTCGAAATCCTCGGGATTCATGTAAGTTCCGTCTGGCCGTCTAATCTCATAATGAACATGGTTGATCATTGCATCTTTGGGATCATCAGCTGGATACCTGGCGGCGATGTCTTGGACTAGTGCCACGATTTCGCCTTTTTTGACTTTGGATTGAATCTGAAGCACATAAAGCATTGAGGTATAAAACAATCTATGTCTCAACTGGTCAGGCTCAGATGTTATCTCAACATACCGGTAACTTAGATCATCGGGATATGGATAGCCATATTTCGTGATGATACCAGTTACAGGACTACAGACGTAATCACCAGCATTGGCGACATAATCAATGCCATTATGTGTTCTGGAACCGCGGGGAGCGCCGAACGCGCCGTGGCCTTGACGATCGGATCGGATCTGGGGGCCTAACTTTATCAAGGATTTCATTCAGTGTCTCTCAAGTCTGTGCCGCAGAATGGACAGTAGCTTATCGTGGTCTCGACATCAGTGCCTTCAAGCATAGGTTTATTGGTCACTCTTGAGAAATAGATTTCCCAGTTACTGTTTGTTTCAATTGCTGTCGATTGGTTACAGCGATGAATTGGTATTCCTGACTCCACACTCCAAAGCATATGTTCTCCTTAAGTTTGGTTCTGGAAGAGGAATGTAATACAATCTTTTTCTGTTGTCAAATTTTTCAAAAATAAAAAAATGAGATATGAGTGTGTGAGAATCATTCTCATCTGGTCTTTCTTTTTTGTTGAGACTGAATCATGTAATCTTTTTAGGTTGAAGTAAGGGATATAGAGCTCGGGTCAAGCCCCCGGCGCTGGCTGTTTCGTTATGAGTCTAGGCCATGAGACTCTTTTTGAGAATAGACATAACCTCCCCCCGATTAAATGATCACATGACTGAATGATAGTGGCGACAAAATGGAATTGATCGGCACGACATATGATCGCCATATGATTACTACTGTACATACATGCAGTACTGTATATCCATACAGTCATATGATTACTACTGTACATACATACAGTCATATGATCGCCATATGGCTTGCAGGCCCTGCTGTAAGCAGGTCTCACTTGAATGCTGGCCAGTTCATTGGGTGCTAGTGCGCTAGTATCCACACTGAATCATGCCATATTGGAATAGGTCTATGCTGATTGAGTCGGGTCAGGCATACATTGGCATACTGACTGTTTCCTTTAAGGAATAGGTCAGTGCTTATGTATTCCTCGTGCGCATAGGTGACTATGCAATTAATTGCATATAGATTTTGCTATTGGGTGCCGTTCGTCGGACTAATGCCGTATTACATAAATTGTGTCATTAGTTGTTGCAATCGCATTGCATTAGCCTAGTATAGCGGTTCACCTAAAAGGATTAAATGATATGCGCCATACAGATATCAGACTAACTGCACTAAAAACTTATCAGGATCATGCTAATGCTATTGACTTGATTGAATCAGATTCGCGCAATTCCAATGGCGACTGGCATAATTGTGGCGCTACCGAATTGAAAAGAGGTGCTATCGCTAAAATTGCGTCAATTAATGCGCGTATTGACATATTATGGCCAGCTGACGAGGACTAAATATCATGCAAATTTCATTCATGAACACAAAAGGTTTCAAAAGTTTATCAGGTGACATCCTGTCCCTTCATTGGGACAGTGAAACAGAACTATTTAATTTTAAAGGCCCTGCAACATTTAATGATGATGAGATAAACAAAATTTTAGCATGTGCAGAAAATGTTAATGGCTTCATTGTACTAAAAGGAAATTACTAATGGACACAAAACCTGCTTTTTATATCATATCGGCCGCACGAAAAGGCGCCACCAATAATGCACAGCGTCATGATCAACTAACGATTGATCTAGCTAGACTAGGCGCTATAAAACCCGTTGAAGGGTGCTTCGAGGGTAATTTGGAATCAGCTTTTCTAGTGATCGAAAACCCGCTAGCGGGCGAAGATCATTCGGATAAAATCAGAAAATTGCTGATCTTATACTCGCAACAATGTGCACTTTTTGTAGACTGTAATAGGGGCGCATGGTATTTATTTCCACAAGGCCATAGCCAATATTTAGGCCAATGGACTACGATCAGCAAGCCTGATCCCGATGGTAGTTACACTGTCGATCCTGTCAGTGGCTATACCTACGGTATAAAATAGACTCATCATCAAGAATGTGCCCCGTATTCCGGGGCTTTTTTAATGGAGAATTATCATGCAACGATTAACGATAGTACCGGCATACGGCAGAGACTATAAAACTGCAGAGTCTGCCAGACTAGACTGGCAAAACAATAAAGATTTTATCATTAATGATATGTCGTCACCATATGACGGCAAACCTATAAACAGATTAGATGCGGACCAAATAGGTATAAATGTGTCTATTCGATTCAATCGATTAAAGGCGGTAACCTACGCATGAAAATGAAAACAGTACACTTCAACATCTTAAAAACGGCAATTGACAAGACATTGGCGATACATAATTCAAAAGGTGAACTTACAGAATGTTATGAAAAGGGTAATTTTCATAATTCCGACCGAACAAAAGATCTCCGAAAGAGATTTTGTTTCGATATCCTCTATGGTAGTGGGTTGACCTCTTTTGTTTGCCAAGAGTTATACCCTTATTTGCATGACGATCATATTTATACAGCATTAAAAGCAATATGCCCCAAAGTGAGTAGAGCGACGTGAAAACATTAAAGCTTTCAATCAAGCAACAATCTAACCGGGTTCAAAAATGGCTTAGCATGGCCACTGCAGCTGATATCACTGACGGTATGCAATGGTATAGCGAAGCGCATAGATGGGCTTCAAGCTTAGGTGACGTGGCTACAATCGCTCAAATCACTAGCATCCTTTCCGCTCAATGTGACTGGCAAGGCAATAAAAAGAATGTGATCAATTTTCTAGCTGGCGAAAAAGCGTCTATCTTCGCCAGTGGTCGCCAGTTGGCAGAATGTACAGAAGCTTTAACAGGCTGGAACATTCCGGCAGGTCGCGCTAAAACCTTTCGTTTCGCTGCCACTATAGCGGACCCTTCTAGATCCGACATCGTCGTCATTGATCGTCATGCAATCAAGATTGCATTCAATCAACTAGACTCAAAAGAAATTTGCATAACAGCTAAACGTTATAGAGATGCTGAACAAGCCTATAAGAATGTCGCTCAACAAAATGGTCTTATAGGTAATCAGGTTCAAGCAATTACCTGGACCACCTACAAAAGAATAGTAAACAGATGAGTAAAACAATCATTAAGAGGTTAGACCCATGAAAAATATCAAAAGGCTGTATAGGCTCCTAGATCTATCCGTGTTCCACTTTGACGGTACCTTGGACTATGGCAGGATTACAACTGGTATCACGCTCCTAGCTAACCTGTTGGATGGTCATGATGAAATAGACTGGGGTATCGGTGAATTTGACAATGTCAGTCTGGATGAATTCATTGTTGGTGCGTATTGGCATTATGCCGATTATAATAATGGTCAGTGGTCACCAGAATATGCCGCACTATGTGCATTAGGTAAAATATTCAAACCGGGTATGAGCTCGGCAGATGAAAACAGTTCGGTATATTTGACCCTGGCCGACATGGCTGACGAGTACAAAACATATTAAATAATCGCATTATGAATTTAATTTTGATGGTTTTAGATCATAATGCGATTATTTCCCGTGAAAACCGATGGGTGCCCAAGAGATTTATCGCGTGTCTCAATTCGGGTTAAGTGACTGTTTTATATCTTCTTTTTATATATTCAAAAACTCAAAACAATATAAATGGTACACATTGCACTGCACAACACTACAGCCTAGAAGACACGCGATAAATCTCTTGGGCACCCATCGGTTTTCGCGGGAAACAATCGCATTATGATCTAAACACAATAAACAGGCTCTGCCAGTCATAACAGCATTACGCCCCGCCCCGCCTAAAATCATTCAATAATGCAGTCATACTTTACTAAATATCACCATATGCTAGTATTTCACTAATCATTTTAAATCGGGAATAAAATGTTACCCAAATCTAAAAAACAGCTAGACAACGAACAGCACACGATTGAACGCTATAAAGCTGAAGCCTATATAAAAGGCTGGCGGTTTATGTATTGGAGCACGAACGGCATCAGGCAGTACAAACACTATGAGTGCCTGACCTGTGCAGCTGCACAGGACATCACACCACAAAACATGCGAACCGGTAAGCCGGTTTGCCGTCAATGTCGCAACAACGTATATAAAGATGAGGCGGCCAAAGCCACCCCGCCCCTGGAGCTGCTAGGCCCGGCTCAAGATTTTGGGCATGATGGTAACTATCGTAGTTACCGTTTTGCATGCGGTCATATTCAGGATATCCAATTAGGTGCGGTACGTTCTAATCGATTCACATCAAATGAGGACACATCATGGTTATCCGACTAGCACAAAGGCACACAGTCGCCCTGGGTGAAGTAGTTTTTTGGATTGTATTAATAGTATGGGCATTGATCCATGGCAACGAACGAAAATGACAATTTAATTGCAATAAAGACTTGAAAAGTTAAAACAACTAGTTGACAATAACATTAAATAAAGCTCTACACACACACAAGGAACGAGGAAATGAAAAACGAACCACCATTCAAAAATCCAGCGATCCGAGAATCTATGCAAATGGGCGGCAAGAGCCGAGGCGAGACCCGGGACCCCGGCGCGATTGCAATCCTCGAGCGCAGGGCTGCAAGGATGAGAGGAATAACAGTTGCCGAATTCCGGAAGTTGCCGAGATACGGGGCTTAGCTATAGCAACCACCGCAGTCAAACAAGGAATCGAGAAAATGAAAACAATTACAATTAACGACATTATCAGCCAGGAATTAACAGTCGAAGATTTTACAGATGCAGAAATTTTGCAGTTGGCCTATGGTATAAAATTCGCGGATATGGACAGCGCTTATTGGTACCGAGTACAGCGCCCACTTTTTTTAGCCAAACTCGAATCTCTCCAGAGTGTACCAAAATCTCTGGTAGATGATGCCTCACCAGCCGAAAATCGGTGCAGGGTATGCGGTGACTCAGGAATGTTTACGACTCTCGTAGGATCTGGAATCTGCGACGACTGCATATAACCGACACAGTCAAACAAGGGATGAGAAAATGAGCATAGAGTTAATCAAAGAAATCAAAAACGAAGAAGATGGATTAGCCGCATTGATCATGGACGGGAACGAAAAATACAACTACAGAGTAGTTCTTCGAGACACCGACGCAGAGGAAACAATTCAAGTAATCTTTTGCCACAACTACATCGACGTTGAGAAATTCGCCAATGAATTTGTTTTCGGATTGGTGGCTTAATGCCACCCACCACCGCAAACGAACGCAAACGCCAGGAGCGCGAACGCAAACGCGGCGCTGGGCTTGTGAGAATCGAGCTATGGCTGACACCTGATCAGGCTAAAAAGGTCAGGGATTACGCTGAGGGCTTAAAGCGTAACGACTCACAGTCACCGAATTAGTTCGGCCGCCCGCCAATGGGCACATAGTTTAGAGGTGTGGCGGGTTCGGCCTTGATGCACGTCTGCACCCATTCATAAACGGATTATATTAGCCTTCGCACGATTCGCAATAGCCGTTTAACCTGTAATTAGCGTATGGCCCTACTTTTGGCTCTATCAGAGGTTTTCTTGTCAGGATATCATGCTCTTTTTCCTGAAAAACAAACTCTCGGAATGGTGCTGGATAGTCAGCCAGAGGCAGCACCAGCAAAGCGCCGTTGTTTTCTAATTCTACTAGGTCGCCCTTGATTGTGATGTTCATTTAGCTTTCACTCTTCTCTGACTGCAACCGCCCCGCCTCGAGTTCTCCGAATGCGTAACCCATTCCATATTCCAAAGCAGGTAGCCTTGACTCGAATCGACTCGATCAACTGACGGGCATAGCTTCCGGTCATGGCCCGACTTCTCCCAAGTCTCGAACAACCTATGGAATTCACCGCTTGACCTCGCCCACGCGTAAAACAGATCTTTCTCTATCAAGGGTTTTCCCTCATACAGATGATGCTTTGAAGCCTGAACACCAGTGACTCGAGAGGTCATGTTTCTATAAAGTCGCATAAGAAACCCACTTTTGGTTTTCTCATATCTGTGAGTTGTCGCGTTGCCTTCTGCTTTTCGCTTCTGTCGCTGCTTCTCTAAGTCGCATTCTTTCATAATTCAGGCACCGCCGTTACTCGAGTCGTTTCGCCTTTATGCTTGTGATACGTGATCGCTCGAGCAGCACGTAGTGATACATAACCGCCCCTGGCCGCATAAGCATCACGCGCCGCTAGTGTAGGATGACGTTCAACAATCGCACCGCCAGCCTCTGACATATCCTGCTCTGCGTGGTGATAGTGTCCGGTGTGGATATAAGTGTATTTTGAAGCGCCCCACATTGACCGATATCTAGGTTCAGAAGCAAACAATTCAGGAAGGGCTTTATTCTTCTTTTTGTGTCCGTGGTGGAAGGCCAGCATAATCTCACCATGCAGATAGGCGTAATAAGGGAAACATGTATCATCTACATCGACCCGAGGGTTTTTGACGAATACCGCCTTCATGCACTTTCGCAACCAAACCGATGATGTCTCATTGTGATTGCCTTCGCAGATAATGACCCGTAGTTTTTTGTGCTTCGAAAGTATCCGCTCAATACAGGCTATAACGCACCGAATAGATAACTCGACTAGCTTGTCGTATCTCGAGTCCGCGTCCAATACGTGACCGCTCGATGGTGTTACTGGCGTCAGAGAATCCCAATGCTCCCAATCGCCCTGTATATTCAGTATCCCTAACTCGCCGTCAGGACTGCCCGTTATCATTGTCTCGAGCGCAGTAAATAGCGTTTGCTCTGCTATATCTAAATCCCAATCGTCGCCGCATTCCTTACCGTAGGCGAGCATACCTAAATGATAATCTGTGAAGGTGTAAAGTGTGCAAAGGTCTGCGTTTGAATTCTTTGGCGCTTTGATTCTTTTTGCTACAGGCAAGCCTTTCGCTATATTTATTACCGCTTTCTCGAGTGATTCAACCTGCTTGACCTTGTCAACGTCGGTCTTGATCCAGCGAGAACCGCTTGCAGTCTTTTCGTGTGTTGATACGCCTTTTAAATGGTAGCCTTCTGGCGCTCCATGCGTGTGCATATCAGGATTCTTTCTAGCAGCGCGGGCCTTGACCTTGGCTATCTGCTCGCCTACTGTTGATTTGCCCTTACCGCATACCCTTGCCGCTTCTGAGATATTAAATCCGTTGGCGAGGTAGGATTTAATATAAGTCGTTTCTAACTCTGTTTCGCAATAATCTAATAGAAAATCACTCATCTATGTATTCTTCCTCTGTCGCTATCGAGTACAAATCTTTTGCTGTCATATCCAGATATCCCAACAACTTAGCCAGGTCGTCAGGGTCAGGACTAAACGCGCCTTTTATATCGCAGGTAACGCGGCCTGATTTATAAACGGTTAACATGACAAGCCCGTCAATATCCGCGCTTTCTCGGCAGCGTTCCTGCAAACACTCGTTAACCTCTTCTGATAGCGGGTCGATCATTCTGACGTCGCCCATTAAAACCGCTCCATCATTGCGCGGAGTTCTTCGCGGGTTATGCAGGACATACCCCAGTCGGTTTTATACTCAACCTCGCAGACGGAGACGGGCCTTGGTTTGGCGTAGCTGATACATTCAGAGAGTGATCGTGTGAGGTCTTTTGAGCATGGGATTTTTGATTGGCAGGAGGATATTAAAACAGCTAATAGAATTAGGACAAAGAGTTTCATTTCATCTTCCCCTTGATGGATTCAGCCAGCCCGCCACCAAAATAGAACATAACAATAGTGAGCATAATCCAGCTAATTGAGAAGGTTTCCATAACCGCCATGACCTCTTCTGGCTTGCCTACGCCAGCCAAAGTGCAGCCTAGAACGACAAAAAAGCAGGTTAGATAAGTGCCGCCAAACATTAGAGCGAGGTATCTTTGCGCCAGTTTAAACGGGGCGTATGCGTTCATTAAATCAATTTTGGCTTTTGACTTTGATTCCCTGGCCTCGGAGTCAGACTCGAATGCGTCGTCTATCAGATCCAGCCCTTTGGAGAGAACATCACTTGAACCGAGTATTTTTGCTAGGATTCCCATTACTCAGCCGTGACCTTACTGCCCGTAGTGGACAAGTACGCGATGTTGTTGTCGCAATGATTCATTCCAGCCCCGTTATTAACTAATCCAAGGTAATGCGGGTTAAATGGCCCTCTCGACGATTCCCAGCCCGCTGTATTGGGCCAAATGGGAGGGTTATAAGGGCTGGGGACGTACTTAACCTCGGCAGGTTTGGCCCGCTCAAAGTCTAGTTGCTCTCGGAGAAACTTAACTTCTGTTTCAAGTTCAATGATGCGCTTATCTTTTGCGTTCATACCAATCCCTCGTTAGTTTCTCAATCTTTAGTTTTAACCACTGATAAAAATTGTCAGCTAGGTAGACGATCCACATTATTGCAGCGCCGATGAACAGTGCTGAAAATATGAGACTCCAAAATATAAAGTCAGTAAGTCCAGAAGTTTCCAGCTCGATCTTTTCCGATGTCAACATGTATAAACCTCGCGATTCCTTTCTGATTAATACCTACGCCGCCACGAGATTTTACTAGGGCGATTCGCGCAACAATTCTGGCTTGTGCGCCACTGATTCCAAAATCAACGGCTAGCCCTTTGGCGTGTGTTCCTGGTTGTTTCTTGCTTCGTTCGATCTTGTGATTAGGACACCGATAACCAGAGGTCACAGGTAATGGAAAACCGCACTCATCGCGGATATCTTGCGCGTAGTCGATCAGATCATCGCTAATCTCGTTGGTGTCACAACCGCAACGGCAGCCAAACTCGGCGCGGGTGAAGTTCTTCCATTTCACTTGGTTATCTTCTTAATGGCTGTCTCTAACAGCCGTTGTCCGTGGGTGTCTAACATGTAGACAATCCTACCTGCTAGGTGTCCCGAGATACCGCACATCACAGCAGTTAGCGGAAAGTTGAATTCAAGATATAAACAAGCGTAGGCGGTCATTAACGCGACGAATCCAGAAGCGAACCACTCGCCCAACAATTCAATAATGCTGAACTTTAGTTTTGAATCTCGCCTAATACGTGACACATAGTTAACAGTTCCGCCCATTACGCCTAGACAGATCATCCAGAGATAAGATCCGACCTCTTTAAAAAATATCTCGAAATCTTCCATTTTCACGTCCGTTTTGCCGCTGTTTTAGTGTTTGTTTTTTCGCCTAACGATATAGCGAATGAGCGCCTGATAGCCCCATCGGAAAAGTGTCTGATTAGGTCGTAATGAGTCAGAAGGTAACGAGCGAACACCTCCCGCGTTTCTCCATCTGCGTTCGGCGTTGTATGCCACTGTTTAGCATAAGCCGCGCACTCTGAATTGAGTCTGTAAGTTGGCGAGTATTTATACCTAAAGTAATGAGTCCAATAGGTAGCCCAATGCTCGGCTATATGGTGCGCTTCGTGGGCGTGTAGGGCGATATCATCCTTGTACTTTGGGTGTATCTTAATCCGCGTCCAAGGGCCAAACAGGGACACCTGGCCGCCCAATCTAACGTCATCGGTGTAGATCACGTCATGGAGAATCCAGAAACGCGGGAAACTCACAGAAGCTCTGCCGCGCTTGCGCACAGTTCGCCCTTGTGTTGATTACGCATCACAGAGGCGCTGGGTTAACTACTAAATGAGACTGATAAGCCGCGATAACTTCGTCAGTATGCACAGCCGCGCAGATGGACTGAACCTCTGCCGACTCAGTGCTGTAGTCGTCGCCTGCTGTGACAACGTGTCTGTGGAAACTTGAAGATAACTCCGCGCCATCTTCGAGAACCTTGGTACAGGTTCTAATCTGTACGCTTTTAAACTCACCACAAATCTCAATCTTGTCTTCAGATACTACTTTTTCAAGTGCCATTACGCGGCCTCCTTCTTATATGTTTTATTCAAAACCACATTGCTAATTGTGGCAGATGTCGTGTTATACATTTTAGCAATAGCTGTTTGTGTCATACCATCTTGATAGAGAACTCGCATCTTCTCCGCTTCTTCAAACGAAAAGTGCCTGCTTTTTAATCCTTGTTGCCTAGCAACCTCTCGTTGTTTTTCTGATGGACTACGAAGTCCGGTAGCGAAAGCGTGCTTATGGTTTTCAGAGTGATTGCACCACTCAAGGTTTGCCACTCGATTGTCTAACTTGTCACCGTTAATGTGGTTAACACAGTCCTTGCTTTCGTGCTTATTACAAAACGCTAATGCGACCAAACGGTGAATCGATTGTGTTTTATTGTGAAGTCTTACTGACAGGTATCCGCTTCCCGTTACGGCTGGTTTTAACCACCTGTTAGTCTTGTAACTCCATACGCGCCCATCCTCGCTGACCGCGTATGCCTCATCGATGTTTTTAAGTTCTGCCATTGTGTGTTGCTCCTGTCTGCGCCTACCGTCCGATAGGCGCATGGTAGTTAAGATGTTTTATAGGTTCCGCATATCCTAAGCACGCCATTACTTACATAATCAAGCTGTAGCGGGGGAAAGTTTGTGTTGCTGTCAGTTCCAAAATACATACTCGATGAGCTTGCAAATCCTTTAGTCACATCAGTTGGAGAGAACATGTTCCCAGAAACCTGCGATTGTTGCGTATACGAATCTTGAGATGATGTAAAGGGCAAACCTGTCAGAAGCGAGTACGCAGAACCTTGCGATGCTATCGTCCCTAATACAATGTAGATTTGAATGTAAACGGTGTTTCCTATTTTAGTGTAGGTGCCGTTTTGAGAGGTGTAGGGAGCCGTGATAGCTCCTCCTGTCGACCTTGTAAGCGTAGGAGTAAAAGTCCCCTCCTCGTAATCATCCAGCAGATTAGCCGCTGCCGTTCCGCCGATGTACGCGCCACCTGTGAGGGTAGTTGCACCGCTGACAGCAAGTGTACTGCCCATAGTGACCGCGCCGGTACTGGCTAGGTATATAGAATTATTGCCGTTGTTTGTAAACTGTAGCGCCCCAGACGCATGGGTAGTTCGTATATAGCTGGTTGTATTTCTATCAAAAGTTAGCTCTACGCCATTCGCAAGCAACCTCAAATTCGCTACTGATCCCGCGACTTTTATTTCGCCAGATGAATTTACAGACCCAGCGGCTAGGGTGCTAGTGCCTATATCAATAGCGCCGAAGCCGGACGTAATCGAGCCTGAATTCAAAGCGCCTGTTGTGACTAGGTTAGATAGAGTGGTAATAGCGGTTTGAGACGCGCCTGTGACTGTAGCTGCGCTGCCGGAAGCGTTGCCCGTTAGAGCGCCTACAAAGCTCGTAGATGTGATCGAGGTTGCGCCTGTGACTACGCCAGCGTCTACAATAATAGCCCCGTCAAGGACAATCTGCTGACCCGCAAGAGGCGTTATTAGTAAGTCTGTGCCCGCTGTAGAGCTAAGGGTATTCCCGTTTAGGTTTAGATTGTCAACTTGGAGCGCGGTTAATGTGCCTACGCTAGTTACGTTGGTTTGCGCTGCTGTTGAGAGAGTCCCCTCTATGGTATCAAACCAGCCCTTGAGCCATCTAACAGCAGTTGAGCCGATAGAATCAGTCGAGTCTGTGTCGCTTAGAATATCGCCGCCAGAGACTATGCCGCCAGACGCAGTTACAGCACCATCTTTAAGCAAAACCCCATCAACCGTAACACCAGCAGCGCCAGTTTTCTCGGCAATAGAATCAGTCGCCGTAGCGTCCCACATAGCCTGTTGGGTTGTCTTTTTGGAAGTCCCGCCACCCGTTTCCTGTATCTCAAATTCGTCAGTCCCGACCGGAGTCGTTTTTGATGTGAGTTCGCTTATTTCTTTTTCAGCCATGTGCTACCCCGAAATCTATGTGATTTCAATTCCGTAAAGTGTGAAAGTTAAGGCGCTGCCCGTTGCCGTACTGACCGCGAAATTTCCCGAATTCTTGACCGCAATAAAACAGTCGTTTTGCCATGTTGCATTGGCCGCTACGCTCGTACTCCATTCCAGCGCGGTTTCTTCGCTGTATGTCGTTCCGTCCTGATCGTGAAACAACTTAAACGTCGCCGCTGTGCCGGTAGTGTTGACTACCTTAATCATCTTGATAACGCCCGTTACGTTGTTCGCTGGCGCGTATATGCTCGCAGCACTCGTACCAGAAGGTCGAGATTGCGCGAGCTGTTTGGATATCTCACGGTTTAAAAACGATACCGGCTTATTACCTGCCACCTCCCGCCTCCCTTAATTCAACGTCAATGCCTGATATCTCGGTAAAATCCGCTGTAGGATTTAGTTGGAAGCGCATATATCTAGCGTTAGCCCTGATAGAAACCTTGCCCTCTGAATTAGAGCTGCCAGTAACCGTTGTAGCCGTATCAGATAAGGCGGTTTTCTTGCTGACTGTAATGTTGTGCGCTGAATCGACTATTCCCCTGCCGCTAACCGTTTGCGCCCTGCCTTGTCCTGCCTGCATATCACCAGTTGATAGAACCGCCGATTGTTGCGGCCCATCGAATAAAACCAGCTTGTTATCGCTGTTGAATCCAGCAAGGGCTTGGCCGTTCTTCAGTGAGGCTGTATGAAAAGAAGTGATACTGGCATCTGATTCCGTCCACTGGTCGATTTTGTAATTGTAGACAATGAGTTTATTCACTCCGCCCACTGGGTAACTCCAACAAACAACCGAATCCCGTGGGGACAAAGCCGCCTGCACAACATCACCGAAAGAAACCACCCGAGTCTCACCCAATCCAGTAACGCGGGTATCACCACCTGACGTTGAGCGCGTTTTATCGAAGCCAGCAAAAAAGGTGTTTGAAACCCTTTCTTCTGCAATGTTGACACTCTCCGCCCCGTTGAAGATTTGGAAACCCTCTTCGGATAAATAGTATGTATTTCCCTTGTGTTCAATAATTGAAGCCGAATCTATGCAGCCAATGGCGCCTTCAATCTCATCGAATGTGAATCTCAGATCGCCGCCAACAAAATCCATTCGCGTTACAGCGTTCTCTTGCAGGATTACGCCATACTCGCCACCAGTGCCGCCGACAACTGGCCCGCCACTAGTAAACTCCTGATTACCACCGCCCTCTGGAATTGTCCAAGTTTGCGAATCATCAACGGCAGAGAATTTGACCTGATAACGAGACCCGTCTTGTACGTCAACCGCGATAACGATATTCCGCACCACAATAAAATTCTTCGCTATTGGCGCGTTCGTCAAATCAGAAAATACTGAGTCAGAGGCTAGAACGAACTTTTGCGGGTTATCAATTCCGTTAGTCGCGATTAGCCGCGTACCAAATACAGTGAACCGCCAAAACTCCGAAGCACTCACGCCGCCCGCTGGCGTAACGTCAGTCCATACAGTACCGTTAAGCCTATACAAGCCGCTCTCTGTGCCTGCGAAAGTCTCCCGCGTACCATCGACCCTACGGAAAGAAACAGCGCCTACAGGAGCCTCTACTAGCGCATCCGACACAGCCCTCGGCCCCATGAAAGGAGCAAACCCGTTTTGCACCGCTAGAACATTCGTTGCAGTGATGCAGGTATTATTGAAAGCTGGCTGATCTGGCGTCCAAGGGCCGAACTGAATCATCACTTCTTAGGCACTCCCGACAAGCGAGGATCTGGCGCGTCTAAAATGTCCCTGAACTTTTGATCTTCTGCTAACTTGTTAACCCTTGATGTAAAGTCCCCATTCAAGAAACCTTTTGTTAATTCGTCAATCTGAGAGCCTGAAAATGAACTAGGGGCTTTCTTTATCGTTTCTAACACTTGCTTAGATAATCCCGATTCATCCTTCGACATATCAGCATAAAAGCTAGTCATAGCCGTTCGAGGGATTGAGTGCATAAAATCAGCAGCTTTAGGAAATGCAGACAACATTCCTTCTGGCCCGCTTCTCGATCCTGTAACGCCTAGAGTAGCGCCAACAATCAACATGCTGGCTACTTTGTTAAATCCAGCATCATCGGCAGCAAAAATACTATTCTCGCCAGGTGAGAATTGTTGAGCCAAACTAACTAGATTACCCATCACGCCAGCATATAGCGCGAGCGCAGCAACTTTGCCCTCAAGCGTGGTCGGCGCCTTTATTGATCCCCCTGTCATCTTCGGAATTAAGTGGAACATTCCGCCAATGCCTGTATTTACAAGACTGGCCGCCATTTGAGTTCCAGCAGACATAGCGGCAGCCTCCATAGGATCGCCGCCCTGAATCGCCGCAAGCGTCAAACCCTCTATTGAAGTTTCTCCAGCGCGCCCTAGTCCTCTCGCTATATCCCTGAAAGTCTCGGAATCAGCAATATCCTTTGAGAATCTAGCCGTACCAGTATCTTTAGCTTTTTTGCCGAGATACTTAGAAAGATTGTCTATTGTGCCTTCTATTTTCTGGTCAAATACACCGCCACTTCGCCCGCCCATCAATGGCGCTCGACCCGTTGCCAAAGTCGCAACATCACCCAATACGCCGCCAGCCATTTGGCCCATTGGCGCTTGCTGTTGGACGTTATCGCGACGATCCATATTCTCTTGGAAATTTCCGCTAGTGTTTGGCACACCTAAAAGACTCATGGCGCTGTCTAGTCCGGCCGCCGATTCTCGACCGCTTGGCAATCCTAAAAGCCCCTCTTGCGGATATGGTTGATCCTGATACCCCATAATCTTGCGGGTAGCGTTACCTATGCCCCTAGATGCCCTCATAGGCAATTCAAGCAGGCCCATAGCATTCCCTAGCAATCCTTCAGCACCACCTTGCATAGCGCCTTCACCGAATGAAGCATCTTGCTGCGGTTGTTTGGCTTGCTGCCGAGCCTCAATTCTTGCCCGCATATCCTTGGCGATAGATCCCATTATTTAGTCCCGCCGCTTAGATAGTTGTCTTGCTCATCTTTCGTGAGGAAAAACCAGTTTTTTGCAATGTACGCTTGATCTTCTGCGCTCTCATTTTCAAAGCCTGGAATAGCGATAAAAGGCTTCATAATCTTCTGGTAAGGGGATTCGTCGATATCAAAGCCGCTCGCTCTACCTTCCTCTAACGCTAAACCAGTCATAAAGGAAAGTGTCTTGCCGATAGCGCCGTATGTCATATCGAGAGAAGGAGTTGCACCAGAAGCAGCTTCACGCGCCGCGTTAGTTACGGCTTGCCCGCCA